GCACAAGCGGTATAGAGCAGCCATTGACGCGTTTCGATATTCATGCTATGCTAGCTTTGTCTGAGTCCCATCCACCCTTTTCGTGGGTGGCAGAGAACTAGTCCCAAGCGGGCTGGTTCTCTCTCGCAAGCGCGATTGAAACTATACCACTGTCTAGTGCAAGGCTTCCCAGGCGGGATTGAAAATATACATCTCCAAGAAGCCCAATGTGTTCCCAGGCGGGTACAGAGCATCGAAAGGTGCTCTTTCTTTTTGCCCCTTTGTAGAGCGCAATACGGGTATTTGAGACAGTGAGAAATTGGCGTAAAAACCCTTGACAGATAGGTAGGATATATCTTACAATACTACTAGATCGAAACACACATACACAAAGGAGGTTTGAGATGCCAAATACTTATTACGTAACCCCTGATCATTGGACTGATCAGTATATTCAGCAGGTTGCAAAGATTTTTGGTGAGAGCCCTGTATTTGCTGGCGAGGTTCCTGGCAGGGAAAAGTTCAGCAAACAGCCCTGTCAGTATGTCGCCTACACGCTGGAGAAAGAGCCAAGAACCATGGATGAGAATTGGATTACGGGTTCAACTCATGAACGTATGCTTGCAAGTGGTCTGATCGGTGAAGTTGCTCCGATTGCAGATCCTGTCAGCGCCGAGCCTGAGCCCACAAAAGAGCAGCCGAATGGCCCCGTGTTGACTACGCTTAGACCATGGGGAAACAACTACAAATTTGAGGTTCTGGCACTGCAACATGGTGCTGACGAATTGGAGTATGGACCTGCGTTCAAAGAGGATGAGGCAAAAGCGTACATTGCTGAAAAATATCCTGACTCTCAATTCACGGATCTGAACGCATTTTTCGTTGAGTATCGCAGACGTGTCGATGAAAGCGGCTTCTCATTTGAAGACCGAGCGAGGTTCTGGCGATGACGCACCCAGGCGGGAGGCCCGTAACCAAGAATCGCGTCAAACGAACGTATATGGTGGATAGGGTTGTCGCCGAGTTCATCGACAACCTCCCTGACGGGGATCGTAGCGATTTTGTCAGTGCAGTGCTGGTGGAAGGTATCAGACGACGACCTCAGACAAAATATATTGAAATTCGCCTTACCCCTGACCAGCTAGAATTGCAAGAGGAAATCAACGGAAAGTGTAAAGGTGTTTGGCATCCGAATCCAGACCCTTACAGCAACGCATGTATCATAGGCGTGTCGCCTGATACGGACACGGCATTCCTAGACAATCTAGGCGTTGAGTACAAGCGAGTTCAATAGTAATCTAGCCATTCTTAGAGCCGTCGCACTCAGCACGGCTCTTCTTTTTGCCCAATTTCCCTCCCTTGGTAAAATGAAAGAGAGCCCCATAAGCACAATAGCAATTCAGGATGTAGATGCAACGTAGCATGCAACGTAGCAGAGAGGAGTCCCACCATGCAAGAAATGCAGCAAGCAGTAGTAACACCACGTGGATTTTTGCAAGATCTAGGAACGAATGATGAAGTAAAAGCGTGGGCAAATGAAATGCTGAGCGAACGGAATAGTAGCGCCACTAGCATAAGTAGAGCAGAAGTCCTTGATGGCATCAAAGGAGAGCAGAGAAGGATAAGGAGAGCAGAGGAAGAGATGCTGAGCACTCTCGACATTGGAGAAGCTCCCACGCGCTATGATCTACCTGCTATGCCCAAGACAAGTCCCTACACGACAGAGAAGATGCCAGCTCTAGACCTTGCTCAGCAGGAAGAGATTGAAGAAGATGAGCCGTGTGTGACAATCACGGCCTCTGCTGAGTACCACACCATCGATCTCATCCACCAGGCGGTCGAGCAGCTCGGTAGCATGCCAACCCTCATAGTTGTGTCCAATTTGCGCCACATGGCCTCAGAAAAGCTTCTGAGACGCATACAGTACCATTGCCATGGCGTGCGTATCCCAATCGTCCCTAGTGATGGCCCGTGTGAATTCGACGTGAAAGTCTTTGGCAGTAAGATATGATAGATGCATTATTATATATTATTCTTATGCTCTGTTTCTTAGGTGCAATGGCTATTATTATTCTGGTTTATATGTTAGCAGGCGATGAATATGAAAGATGTACAATTCAGGTTTCACGAAGATCTAGACCTCCTGAACGCTCCGACCGACCGTATCCCTACGGTACGCATGACCTCTATTGTACAGAAGAAGATGCAAAAGGAGACAATATGCACTGAGCGGCCTAGAGCTGATTTTCAGGAAGAGCCGATCTTAGCGCGTACACCTCTACTCATCTTCTTCTGCATATTCTCGCTCTATCTGCTCTTGCTTCTCAGAGGTGTGAATATGCTCTTGTACATCATGGTGATGGTTGGGAATAGGCTTGCACGGTAGCCTATTGATCGTGTATCCTCGCTATTGTATTGTCCCCCTTGCTATTGCCTATGATAATCAAGTCTCCGTCAATCGTGATGATAAGCCCCTGCTTCTTGAGAGCTTGGCATATTGTATCTATCGTCTGCTTCATCCGTGTATTATCTTTTGTAGTATCATCTACCTTTCTACGCAATCCATCAATCTCATCCTTCATCGTGCTCATTAACCTCTGCTGAGCATTGTTTGCGTCTTCATTGACTTTGCTCCTCAACATGGCCTTTCCTGCAAATATGGCAGGAATGCATACAATAAGCATGCTGAATAAGCCAGCATACGCATTAAGACCCGCTATAATACTGCCTATCATGGCTACCCGCCTGTTTTTGGAGCTTCGATCTTTGGCAGATTTTTGCTCTCGACCACCGTCACTCGCGCTAGCAAGTACACAGCAGCCTCTATAGCAATATCCACAGCTATAGCGGGTGGAACTGGCAATCCGAACGCTAGAAAGAGCTTGGTGACCGAGGCTATGGCTAGCTCTTTCTTAGATGCCCCGGAGAGCGTGCCATTCTGCTGCTCAACTTGCCATACAGCTTGCCTTGCGAACTGCTCCAAAGCTACACGGATATGCTCAGGAAGCTTCTGCTTTACGATATAAATGATGTAGAGAGCAGCAAAAACCGCAATAAACACCCCAAAGATGAATATAATCGTATTGACCGTTTGCATAATTCCCCTCAGATCTTCCCGTTTGGGCCATACCAATTAGGTACCCCGGACACCCACTCACACCGAGCCCCTGCGAACTGCTGAACCGTGATCTTGTTGCCGTTCCAATCATTGCTGTCGTATTCGTGTGTGATTGGAGGTCCGTACTGTTTTCCATGATTTATCCAGTCCGACAGCCAAGCTTGATAGATGCCAGTTCCACCGACTGGAATTGGCTGTCCGATAGCCTTGAAGAAGCTATTCCAGCATTCATTAGCTTCTTTGAGCTGAGAAGCCGTTGGTTGTGTGTTTGCCACTGGTGTTCCTCCCTTTAGATAAGCCCACAGCTCCGACCACGGGTACAGGCCGGGGCACCTACTTCTGTTCACAGGATCGATAGATGCATGAGATGTTATTCCAGTTGTATCATCAGCATCATGCATGCCAATGCCATTCCGTTGGCATATGTCTTTGATGAGTGCGAAAGATGCTGATTGTTGAGCAGGTGTAAGAGCGGTTGCGTTCGCGTCATCAGGCTTCACATGCTCGATACTCAGACAGTAGAAGTTAGGGTTCCCAGCCCAATTAGGGTTATTTACGACACCTTGCGCATAGGCCCCATTAGATTCTGCTACAGCCTGAATCACATGACCGTCTTGCCCTACAATGTAGTGGCTTGAAACCGGATTGCCACTACCCTCAGTACTTCTAAAGTATGCTGCTATTTCCTCAGCACTACTTCCGCCCGCTGTACTATGGAGGATGACAAAGCTTTTCTTCCCGGTGTTTGCGAAGTAATTATTGTTAGGGGACCACACGGCCCCCGCATAATCTACCATTGAAACCTCCTGGCGTAGTGCCGCTTTGTCGCTTTGTGCTATGTCAGTGGCGGATCATATGTAAAACTCACGCTCCCAAAATTGGGATCGTTGGCCTCGCTGTCAGGCAATGAGAAGCCTTGCTCAGGACACCACAAAAGCTGCACTTGCGCTGTCCCTGATATTGTATCGGTGTACGTGCATTGCAGCATATTGTCAAGGGACGGCCCTGGCTGGTCAGGGAATTGCAAAGTACCCGATGGATTGGGCTGATTATTCAGTGACGGGATGGTGACTGCGTAGTTGGTTACTGGCATGATGTGTTGCTACTCCATTTCTTTTAAGTACGCTTGTACTTGTTCTACATTTGCACACCAATGTGGTATACCTCGCAATATGTTGCCATTATCGTCAGCATATTCATTGATTGTGATATGCCAACAATTCTTATCACCAAAGAGACGTATTGCCTCTTTTATGACATCGTTATCATCAACAGGTGTCACATCAACTTCTAGAGGAATAGGTTGATGCCCTTTAATAAGTGGTTTCTTGTATGATTTCAGTTCGTACATTATTTCTCCTATCAGACGACGAACCCATGTACGTTACATGCACATTTTGAGCTTGAAGCCCCAAGAGCGGCAATACTCACACTAATGGCAGTATTGACAGCACTTGCAGCACGCGGTGGGTTCCATGTGACAATGAGCGAATTGTCTTGTCCAACTGATTCGGCAAATTCCGCAGTAAGTGTATTCTGCAATCCTGAGATAGTCACATCTGCTGATGAGAGTGCTGTTGCTGGCAATCCTGTTATCTCGTATCCTGAAATGTAGTTCGTCTTTGCGGATACGGCGGGCATCGTTGCGGTACACGTTGCATTTGTGGCTGTTGCGGACACATCGATTTGGGCGCCAACGTTCGTAGGCCCCTGGGTGATCATCCATGGAGTGGTATTTTGCGTATTGCCGGGCTGAACGGTCCAAGTGCTTAGTTGAGCAGCATTGGCCACGGCTCCATATCGAAGTGGCGATGTATACAGCTCAAGCACACCATTAGCCGTTCCGCTCGTATAGGATGTCATACGAATACGAAGATATCTATAAGCGATATCTCCTATGGCGATAAGATTTGCAGAAATCGTACTGGACTCACCTGCACTAGAAGACATCGCTCGATAGGCTGCACTACTGAAATTGACGTTATCATTTGATCCCTGAATTGTTATCGTGCCTACCCATGCACCTGTAACTTGTATCGAGAAGCTCTTATACGCACTAACATCCATTGACGGCACCAAGTCCACATTGAGTCCGTTGGAACTGAGCGATGCCTGCTCAGTGAAGTCACCGAGAACGTACTGATCACCACTGGAATTGACTTTGAGTGCCGTGTCGCCTGCTGTTGTGGACTTGCCGTAGAGTGATGCGCGTAACTCAGTGTTGCTCTGATCAGCAGCAAGAGCAGTGCCAGCCGCAGCTTGCAAAAGTGCGGTAATACGTCCTGAAGCGTCAAGACCTAGAGGCGTATCGCCTACTGCTACATTTTTACCATAGAGGTTGGCATTGACAACTTTGCCGTTATACGGTAACGGTACTGCATGACCTGTTACTGTTACCGTTCCTGCCGATACACCTGATGTACGTGCCTGTATTTGCTGCAAACCAGCAATGGGTATCTCATAAAGTGCAATTGATGTCGTTGTGGCCCCTATTGCTGTCTGTGTGATGGTATTGGTGCCAACAAGTACCGCATTCAACGCTTTGAAGTTTGTCCCATCCTCTTGTCCTTCAAAGTTGACGGTGCCTGTAAAGCCTGTCATGTTGACCGTGAGAACCGCTGATGACATACCAAGCACTGAGAGAGGCGTACCTACTGCATTACCATTCTGAGCATTCTGGAGAGTAGTTGAGGTACTAGCGGTTGATTGTTGTGAAATGGGAAGCGTTGCATTCAGCAAATCTCTAATCTTCGTTAAGCGACCCATGAGCGAGTTGACCGTGTTTGCATCGCTGGCCTGTCCTGCTGTGGTATTGATCGCTGCTGTGCTGGTATTGATTGTTGCCAGATTGTCCCCGTCTGCAAGTAAATCAGCCGTGTTCGCGACTAAACTAGCGAGATTTCCACCTTCCTGAGCAGGGGACGTTGGTATTCTGCCTGTATTCGTAATAAGCGTGTCTAAATCGGCTACCAAGTCAGCAGTAGCGGTATCAATATTGCCTAGGTGTGTTGAGTTCGTTGCATCAATGTTGGCTGTTATTGTGCCCGCCACCGTTAATGTTGCACTGAGAAGGTCCCGTATCTTGGTGAGCCTTCCCATCAGAGATGCCACAGTATTTGCATCACCTGCCGCTCCTGCAAGATTGAGGAGTGTGAGCAGATCAACAATTGATCCGGTCAAGAAGTCGCCTGATTGGGCATTGACACGCTGGTTGGCCGCTGGTGTAACCGTTGCACTCGTCGGTAGCGGATTGGATGCGCTTACAGCCGTCATTGTGCCCGCGTTGTTATAGACGAGCTCATTGCCGATTGGATGAGCAGGAGCTGCCGCACCATCTGTGTACTGAGTGCCTGATGTGCCTCCTGATTGAAGCTGAGTAAGCACTTGTTGCTGTGTGCTTTCATATGCTCCTGTACCTGGTGGTACTGTCATATTTTCACTTATGCCTTTCTAATCTGTATCTGCATAGGTTGAGCATCGTATACAAGACTGCTAATTGTCGCCTCTGCTAATGCCTCAAAGATCTCAGTGCCTGGATTAGCTGAGAACACTGCATAAGCGTTAGCAAGATCCGTTGATGATAGGTTGTAGGTGACAATGCCTGTTGCCTGATTCGGGCTTGAGAATGAGCCACCGCCAGCCACCTTCTGTCCAGTGCTCATGCTGCGAAACTTCAGCGTGAACGCGCCCGTCGTGAAGCTAGGCGGTATATTCCCGTATGAGTCCACAAATGAGACAGGAATAGGTGGCGCGTCTGATGTTGTGAAATAGATCGGTATGCTCATCTGCAATTCCCTCTTGTATAAGTTACACATCCCTCTCTCACGCGTTTTATATCGAAGAAAGGAAATATCATATGCTTCAGCTCATCAAATGTTCCAAAGTCGCTCTAAATGTCCTCTTCATCGCTTTCTTGCTCCTTATCGTTGGTATATCGCTATTCTTTGCCATACCTTTTAAATGACATAAGCGTAGATATACCAGTCTTGCATGACTGTGTTACCTCCGTTCGATTTGGCTGTAAATTGGCCTCCTGCACTGAGCGGGATAAGGATAGCTGTTTCAAAGAATTGCGATGCAACGGGAGCACTAACCTGTGGATACCCCGTTGCGGAACCTCCAGTAGGGTACAAGTTGAGCGAGGTAGCAGCCGCGCTACACGTGATAGAGATTGCAACCCAGACTGCCAATGCGCCTGATGGTATGCCACCAACACCCGTACAAGTTTGATCGCGTGTTGCGCCGCTGTTGACCGTTGGATTGGTTGTAAGATGGTAGGGCGTGATGAAATACGTCATACCCCCAGCTTGTAGCGCATTTTCAACCCCATCAAGAAATGTTTTATTTATCAATTTGTTACTCACTCCTAAAGAGTGGACTGCATCATTTCTGTACAGTTCTGCATCTTCTTGCTTAGGTTATTCATGCAGATCGGATCATGTCTTATCTTTCGATCCCGCGTATGATCTCTACGGTGTCCCTGAATTTTCAGGGTTCCCTCGGCGTTGCGTTCCTCAACGTTTTCGCCGATACAGCGGGTTTTTCAGTCAAGCAGCTTTAACTACCTGAAAGCGGCATAGATTTACCGGGTGCACCACCTTGATTGAAGGGCCCGATCTTTGTATATTGTCCCGTATCACACCTCCTTTGTGTTTTTTAACATGCCAAAAAGCCCGTAAACTTGCTCTACGGGCGGTTTTGTGGTATACTTGAGGTAGAATATTGTTGTGTCCCAGCAATGTCGTACCGACGCTGATAACATCGATACAAAAGCACCCTGGGACGTGAGCTAGACCTGTAAGGAGGTTTCGCCGTGAATACCCTATCACTCTTTGCTCATGAGAGCAATCCCCCCAAGTTAAAACAGTGTCCCAAATGCCCTGAAGGACAGCAATGGCATCCTGCAACTCCTGAACACTTTTCCAGAAACAAGAACCGTGAAGATGGTCTTCAAACGATCTGCAAAACATGCACGAAAGAATACAAGAAGCGACATTATCAAGCCCACAAGGAAGAGATAGACGCGAAAAACAAAGCATATGCAGAGTCGCATAAAGAACAGATGCGTGAGAAAAAGAAGCAATATGCAGAATCCCATAGGGAGCATTTACAGGAATATCACGCAAGGTATTATGAAGAAAACAAAGAACAGCTCTTAGAAGAGATGAAGCAATATTATCAGAACAATAGAGAGCAGAAGATTGCTTATCAGAGACAATATGAAGAGACACATAGAGAGCAAGTAAGAGAGAATAAAAGACAGTATCGAGAGAGAAACAAAGGGCGGATTTATGAACACAGAAAGACGCGTTATAAAGAAAGAATACGTGATTATCATAAGATGTATTATAAGATGCATAGAGGCCAGCATCTTGAGAATATGAGAAAATATCGTGAGACTCATAGGGAGCGATTGCTTGCACATAAGAGAAACTATTATAAGACCCCACAAGGGCGAATGATAGACCGCGCTCATTGGCATAGGCGCAGAGCACAGAAACTGGCTTCTGGTGGCTCTTACACTGCACAGCAGATACGAGATCAACTAAAGAGGCAAAAAAGGAAATGCTACTGGTGTAGCTGTAAGTTAGGAGCTTATCATATTGATCATATTGCCCCTCTCTCAAGAGGCGGATCGAATGATATAAGCAATATAGTGCTAGCCTGTGCTGGCTGCAATCTTCGCAAGGGAGCAAAGCTCCCACACGAATGGTCAGGCGGTGGTCGTCTTCTTTAGTTGTCTCCAGAGGGTATATTATCATAGTATGCCCTCACACCTCCTTTCATGTCGTTGAATCTAGCTGCAGCGTTATACTTTCTAAATTGGTCTTGCTTGGGTGACTCCATAAAGCACGGCCTATCATCTTTCCGCTATTTGCTAAGCTTGTAGCACTATTGCCACCAAAAACAGCTACTTCGGTGATTGAAACGCCTGCAGCATCTGTGTCGCTTATGAAGCAATTAATGAGTCTTTCTCCTACATTCGCTCCATTGCTAAAACTACTCACTTTCTTCCTGAATATTTCTACATCAAGCTTCGTTTGTGTCGCTATAGGTGTAGATGCTCCGGTCCCAAGCGCGAAATAGGTAGCTTTTGGATTGTCGGCCCCTGTAATGCCATCAGCTAGGAGACCATGGCCGCTATTAACGATTGTAAGAGTTACTACTGGCATAAATCACCTCAACATGGCCAAAGTGTATCAGATGGATATAAAGTGTTGCTTGGTATGGGACAGGCATTAACGGTGATATTCAGATTAGCTGAAGGAGCGAACGTTGCTGCAAGTTGCGTAAGAATATTCACATCTTGGTTTGATCCAACATTAATGCTATTTGCAGGTGGTGGTGTTTTGAGCAGTTTCGAGAAGAAGTCCACCCACGTCACATCATAGGCACCCAACACTGCTGTTATCGTGTAGTAGATGTTTATACCGTCGCGTTGATCGCTAGCTATCACACTCTCGATAAGCAACTGCTGATTATTGAGACCGTGCCATGGAAGATTGACAGGGATGAGCTGACCAGGTGCGAATCCTGCTACCCGTGTATCGAATGTGAGCACACACCCCTGTTGTCCATAGAGCGTGAGAGCAGACGAAGCCTCTGCAAGTGCGCTATTCATATCATTGAGAGATGGGTCAGTGATCAAGTCCTCAATGATGCCACTCGTCCCGTCTATACCAGCCTGATAAGCCACTTGAGCCGCGTTCTGACTAATAATGGTGTTCGGGTATTGACCGATGTAAGTTACTGCAAGGACATCGGTACCAGTGAGCTTAGTAGCACTGCTATCCTGAGTGATGACTTTTGAGCCTTTATTCCAGTAGAAGTCTTTTCCAGTATCAACTCCTCCTATGCCTACCGTCTTGCCTGTGCCATTGACTGTGATAGTTGGAACCGTCGCAAGATCAAAGAGCATCGTCCAGGTTGTAGAACTGCCATCCCCTTTACGCGTTTCAGGTTGCGAGAGCGTCTGAGCTACACCCCCGTTTACTATTTGCTGTGTTCTATAAGACGGGTTAGCCCATTTTACACTAATAGTATCTTGCAGCGTACCATCTATCAGTGTGTTATTTACAACTGTAGTATAGGGAACAAACCAGAATTGTTTATTTTGATCTATCATCCAATAATACGGGACACCAGAGTCAGAAGCCGCTTTTGCAAGTGCGTCTAACGCTTCTGAGACTTTGCAATAGCCAAAGATAGCCTGGGGGATCAAGCCAACATTCCCGCCCGGGTAGAGGGTATCAGAAGGATAGAGGGTATCAGAGGGGGTTAATCCGTCATAGATCTGTCCTCTTGTGACACCTTCCTGGCTCAAAATGTTGTTGAGAATGTCCTGAGCGATAAATCCGCAGGTCTTATTGGTGTAAGTGGCTGCTATACGCCTCTTGGAAGCAAGCCAAGACTGATCTGAACAACTGATAGCATTCCTGATGTAGCCATGAAATCCGAGCGGGTCATTATAGCCGTTGGGCGTCTCCGTTGGATCATTCATGTATCCAGAGAAGGATAGGACGTTATTCTGGTCATAGACACTGACTTGAGTTAGTGGTGTGAAATGTACATCACTTCCCGTTTCGAGTGTAAAATTGGCTTGCCCGTGTTTGCCTATTGAGGATTGGGCATTCAATGAGCCTTGTACTACGAGCTGATCTACTCCATTCACATTGACTCTATAGCTCATATCGTCGCCCCCGTAGCGTACCTTATCAAATCCACCTGATGGGGCATGAGCCCACGTGCTAGCGTACGCCCGTCAACCTGGAAGTGAGGCGGGGCATTGTGGACATGGACATGGATAGTAGGAGAGCTTTGCTGTGCAGCGAGGTTAACACCGCCCGGGACATAAGGTGTTATGAGTTCGGGTCCTCTCTCACCAAAAGCGTAGTTAGTGCCCGTTCTTAGTCCTCTGCCTAAAATAGGTTCCGAGATTGTGCCGCCTTCAGAGTACCCAACATAGGGCCCGCCTGAAGCAAGCGAAAGTATACCGGGTACATGAAAAACATCACCATATCTTCCTTGAATGTAACGGATAGCAGAAATTGCTGAATCAATTCCGTTGAGGATATTGGTATGTCCGGGTAGCATATGCGCAGCAAATGTAGACGGTATCATTTGGAAGAGGCCTTGGCTAGGATGACCCGCTTGAGCGTTACTATCCGTAAGATTTACAGCCGCCGGGTTGCCACCCGATTCCCTTACTGCTATCACTCCAAGCGGATTAGCCCAACTCGCGGGAACACCTGTAATCCCCATCGCAGTCGCTATCCAACTCGCTACATTCCCCGGAATATTCGCGGCCTGTCCCCCAAGGCTAAATTTAGGAAGCAGGTTTTCAACCCAAGATAAAGCCCAGTCCTTCACTTTGTTAAACATCCCAGTTGCTAAATTTTCCATTCCGGGTAAGTTGGGGGCCGTGATATGAAGGCTGTTCATAACCCCGTCGAGAATACTTTTCGCTCCACCGGATATCCATCCTAGGATTTGACTGCCAAGGTCTCCGATTCCACCAGCATAGCCCGGTATCTTGCCGCCTGTCATGCTCAGGAACAGCTCGGTGATATCATGCGGTGCTACTTTGGATCCTTTTGGCATCCAAGCCAGCTCAGGACCACGCTCACCCATGACCGCAAAACCACCTGGATGGTCGTCGGTGCCTTCAGCATAGTGAGCGATCCTGCCAAGATGAGCTACTGGTATGGTGCCTTTCGTGCCCAGGCTGGTAGCGATATCATCAAGTCCTTTTCCGAAGAAGTTGATGAAGTTCTCAATACCCGATATGCCGTTATTCAATTGATCTATAATTGCGTTAATCAGTCCTTTAAATATATTTGATGCATCTGTTTTTATTTCATTCCACTTATCGCTTGTCTTCTTTTTAACATCATCCCACGTATCAGAGAACCATTTACCGATAGGAGCCCATATTTGTGTAACCTTATTCCAGGCACCTTGGAATAGGTCATGAAACCAGTTACCTACCCCACCTAGGATATTTTGTACGTCATGCCACTTATCACCGAACCACTTGCCTATTGGTGTCCATATTTCAACTGTCTTATCCCACGCCTCTTTCCAACGATCATGAAACCATTGTCCTATGCCACCGAATATGTTCTGCACATCTTTCCATCTATCACCAAACCACTTGCCTAGAGTCGCAAATAGCCAAGTAGTCCCGTTCCAAGCTTCCATCCACCGATCGTGAAACCATTGGCCTACACCCTGGAACCACTTTGAAACATCTTTCCATCTATCACCGAACCACTGCCCTATAGGCATCCATATCTCAACTACCTTGTTATATGCCTCTGTGAACCTATCATGGAACCATGTACTTACTTTCCCCCAAACTGCTACAAGAATATTCCATATCGTCTGAAACACGTCGCCCATATAGTCCCGGAACGGCTTTGTGCTGTTCATGACCTCAGTCCAACGGTCAGAGAACCAATGACCTATACCGCCAAAGAAAGCGATTACACCATTCCAGGCCTCTTGCCACTTGTCATGGAACCACTGTCCGATGCTGCCAAATATGGCTTGCGTATCGTGCCATCGGTCCTCAAACCACTTGCCAATACCACCGAAGAAGTGCGTAACGCCGCCCCAGGCTTCTGACCATCGATCATGAAACCAAGCTCCTATGCCACCCCAGATATTTTGTACACCTACCCACACACCATGAAACCAGTTACCTATGCCACCCCATATGTTCTTGATATCCTGTATAATATCTCCATGCTTCTGCTTTGAGCTCGCTTTGAGCTTATCCATCTCGCTTTCTGCTGATGTACGAGCTTTTTCATGAACACCTTTTGTGTTCATTGCGTGTTTTTCATCGGCCGTTACCTGTTGAAGTTGTATTTCGAGAGGATGGCGAGCTGCTTCGTCTTTTGTCTGGCTTAGTTTCTGTATTATGCCTATACGCATATCATCAAGCTTTTGTATGGTTTGATTATCCATATCTATCACGCCGCCCAGATACATGTCTTTCATATTGAGCGAATGATACTTGGCCTTGTCCGCAGTGCTCATAAGAGAGGTATCAACACCACTTTTTAGCAAGTCTATCTGTTCTTGCGACTTGTAGCGCATATCAACAAATTTCTGACCAGTCTCTTGAGACATTGTTAATGCATTATTTACAGCGGCCAATCTCATTTCTAGTGTATGTCTTTGTGTTGCATCCGTTGTCTGTTTTAGTTGATTTTCAATTTCATTTCGCATCTCAATAAAATGAGTTTGCATGCCTTCATTCGTTTTTTGTGCATTTTCAATTGATTTATCTTTCATTTCAGCGGTATGTATTTGAGCAGCAATAGCCGCTGTTTTTGTCTTATCATTTACTCCATATACAATATCATTCAAATATCCTATAATGCTCGTAGCTGCACCTTTAAAGCCACCTGTTATCCCCCCAACTATCCCGTCTACTATTCCCTTGAGCACGTTTCCGAACCCGCTGAATATCTGGCCTATTCCACCTAAGATAACCTTTAGATCGCCTCCAAGCTTATCAAAATGTCCAGTAAACAAATCTACGATAAAGGCGACAAATCCTGTAAATATCTGAATGTAGCCTGAAACTATCTGAACGATGCCACCAAAGATCTCAGCGATTCCGTGTGCCATACCAGCTATTGAGCCGATTATGCCGCCGAGTGACTCTACCAGCAGGCCGATAGACACAAGCAGTACGCCGCCTATGATCTCCCCTACAATCGTCAGCTCAGGTTGAAGTTGCTTGAAGGATGCCCACAACTCTTGTAGAGCAGGTTGAAGCTGAGACTTCCATACATCTTGCAGTTGTTCCCAGACAGGGGTAAAGACACCAGCGATGAAAGAGCCTATTTGCTGTAAGACGAGGCCTGTACTGGTGAGAAAGTTCCTAAAATCAGCACTGGTATTGTAGAAGTGGAGGAAGACAGCAGTGAGCCCACCTACAGCCACGCCTATTGCCAAGAAGGGCCATGTAGCAGCGATCACACCAGCAGCTAATCCCCACACAGCAGGCACAAGAACGGTCGCTATCACAGCTCCGATTCCGGCAAAGATGGGAATAGCTGCCTGCCCATGACCTACGAAGTTCTGGAACCAGGCACCAACAGTCTGGAGAGGCTCAAAAAAGTGCTGCAGCGCGGGTATGCCCTGGGCAATGAACCAATCACTGAAGCTACTGAGGGCTGGCAGCGCACGCTCTGTGAAGAGTCCGATCAACTGCCCAACGGGTGGCGCTAGCGCGGTTGCTATCTTGATGCCGAAAGCCCCAACAGCGTCTTTTGCCTGATCCATTCGGAAGTTGAAATTCTTTTGAACGTCGCTCCATCCTGCAATAGAGTTCCCGCCCTTTTTCACAGCATCGTTGATAGCATTCACGTTTGATCTAAACGTGTCCATTTGTGTGCCCGATGTTTCCATAATTGCAGCCATCGAGCGACTTCCACCGGATATAGCTTTGAGTGCTTCGTTGTATGCTGTTGACCCTTCTGGAAACTTTGCCTTCATTGCCTTTACAATCATATCGATTGCGTCAGGAAGCGACTTGCGCATCTCATCGGTTACTTGTTGAGTTGTGAGTCCAACAGAATGAAGAGCATCTGCACCAGCCTTGGAAGGCGCTTCAATCGTTTTGATCATCATAGCAAGGTGTGTGGCAGATTGCGCAGCATCGTCACCTTGCATAGTCATGGTATCTAATCCACCCACAATATCGGTAAGTGAGATTCCAAATGTTTTAGCAGTAGGAAGCACGTTAGATATAGCAGTTGATAAATTCTGCATGGTCATCTCACCATGACCAACACCAGCAATTAAGGTATTCATGGCACCAGCAGCAGTAAGACCTGTATCTTTAAAATTATTGAGGGTGAACATGAGGGCTTTGGTTACGTCGGTTAAGTTTGCATTTTCAGCCTTAGCGCCCATAGCCGCTATCTTCAGATCCGTCAAAGCTGCCGAACCATGGGCGCTCCCGGATTCCACCCAGTAAGCCGCGTCTCCTAGATCTTTGACAGCGGTCGCAGTAGGGCCTGCCATGTTGAGAATGCCGTCACCGACCATCTTGAGGTTGCCTTGGCTCTCGCCTGCCGTGGTGACGAGCTTGGTCATCTGCTGTTGAAAGTCACCGATCATCTTGCCAGCGGCATCACCCACACCAACGAACGCACGAGTAAGCTGCTCGACTCCGAAGACGGCAAAGCCAAACTTCTGACCAAGCTCCATTAATTTGCCGGGCGCTTCTGCAAGGCTTGAGAAGAAGCCGCTCACATGCTCTCTTGCGCCACTCATGACAGTAGAGAAGATACTAGATTTTGCCCCAGACGCTCCCATGGCATCTGCTAGTCGTGTTGCCTCGCCCTGAACCATGCTCATCGCATCACCAGCGGCTAGCTCTGCTTTCTTCACATTCTCAGCGGCTAGTGTGGCCTTAGACTGAGCAAGTGCGACTTTTTCAGCAGAAGAGGAGGCATCTGCTGAGACGAGGTTGGCCTTTTCCATAGCAGCAGCTGCTTGGGCCTGGGCTACTCCTAAACGAGCAGAGGACTCAGCAGCTTGCATTTGGAGAGAAGCAAATTTGGAGACATCAAGACCTGCAGCGTCGGCGCGTTGGGCTAGATCTTGCAATCCGCTTTGAGCATTCTTCAGCTCAGCAGACATTCTTGAGGAGAGAATCGAGCTGACATCTTTCGCTGCATTTTGGAGTTGAGTAAGGTCGGATTGTGCCGTCTGTGATGCGGTGCCCACGCTGAGGAGGTCAGCTTTACCCTGGGCTGCGCCCTGAATTGAGATCACGCCTGTTAGCTGAGATGCAACAATTCCCACAAACTACCCTCCTCTCATTGATGCTTTGCTTTCTCTTCTCTAGCGTAGTTCTCAGCACTAAGCACTATAAGCGCTTTATCCTTCCAATACACTGAAACGTCTTTTAATTCCCATGGCTTGCAGTTGCACGCTCTTGCTATCACAAAGTCTGGATAGAAGTCAGGACAGTAGCCGACGAGTCCATCCGTTGCGAGATAGCGCCCCAGTCCGATCAAGTCGGGATCTGAGGCGTTACCCCTTCCGGGCGCATGTGCCTCATGATGGCATAGAGACATTTCATCTTGAGCGGGAACTCAAGTTGAGCAAGCCGATCCGGTTCTAGAGGCCACATGACCGTCTGGGCGTCATCCTCAAAGTAATCCCATGATTTCATAACATAAATCATAAGTTCGCTAGCTTTGCTTATGCATCTTTTCGCATCTTCAACGGTCTTAGCGCTAGCAATACTCTCAAGTTCCGAAAAACCTATTAAGAACTCGTCGGTTATCCTAGATGGATAGTAAACAAGTTTAAGCTGTCCGCCATACGCTTCTGTAGTAGCAGTAGCTTCGTCCTTTTGTGCCTGTGAATGTGATACTGGCATAGAACTCCTAAAGTGCCGTTAATTTATTGGTTACGGTTATTTTGTGAGCATTTGCCCATGTTGCATCTTCAAAGACTTCACATGAGTATCCGATCGCATAGACCCCGTTTAAATCTTCCCATGGGTCTGGATCGCCAATCTTGATACACAGGTCATGCCAAAAAGTGTGGTAAACCTGTGTTGAGGTGATAAGGAAGGTTCCACCTGTGAGGCTGGCACCTGATCCTGTGAGAGCTGTAGTGTCCAATGCCAGCGTTCCAGTAAACGTGACGGTGTAAGGTCCGCCTGCGCTTCCAGAGACGGTTGCGTTGCCAGTCCCAACAGTAGAGAGACCAGTAAGAGCAGTTTGAACTACGGTGTTTGTGGCGTTATAAGCAATGCCAGAGGTTGTCTGTCCTTTGTAGGTCAAGGTGAATGTGCCAGCAGAAGGGGAGCCGAGTGCAACTGTCCAGGTATTGTCAATCACATCTCCAACCGCCTCTATGCGCATGAAGCGGCTAGCACCGGATCGTAGCAAGTCAACCAAACTCATGCCAGTTGCATCAGCAGCGAGCTTGAACTTGACCATGGCAGTTGGGTTCGTGTCAACATGAGCAGAAAAGGAGGGATTGGCACGGTTGACGTACCAAGCAGGATTGTAGATATTGTCCATTGAAAACTCAGCTTCAAGAACTTTGAGAAGCTGAGTTGTTCCAAGTCCTGCAGCGGTCGTGTCGAGATAGAGGTTAAACTCCTGGCCCGTCATTGGCACCAGGGGGACCGCTGTAGGGCTACCAGTCATCGTGATGCCATCGGTCGTCTTCTGCGCGATCCATCCACCAGTGACTGAGGCGTCCGTCTTGCGATTGAACTTGTATCCAAACTTATTGAAGAGCATGTAAGGATACTTGTGCGCACGGGTGACAGCTTCGCCTTTTTCAAGCGTGTATGTCTGGGGCTGAATTGAACCGCTAAGCGAAGCTGGAAGTATCCAATCTTTAGCGACGGCACTAGACCCGTGTGCTACTGGTGAAATCTTGCCCAGAGCGCTACAGGCAGGGTACAGAATACCATTGAAGTCCATAGATCCATCTAGTGACCCCTCAGTCCACTCTGCATTCAACTGTTGCACAGATGGATATTTGCGCCCTGTACCCGATGTGCTTTTACGTTCAGGCTTAATTCCATCCTTGATAACGAAACAGTCAACTCTTTTGTTACTGGCAACCGCTGTACCCGGATCTACCTCAGCTCCCCATTGTGCAGTCTGGTTCGCTGAACTCACTTCCGCCGTCCATGTCATGACCTAATCCCTCCTGTCTAGCTATTTCTCTGCTGTACTCTAATTCTGTTTCCATAAATTGAGTGCAATAAGCATAGTGAAAATGCCATAAAGCTAGACAGGAAGCACATAGATGAGGTATAATAGAGGCCTAATGAATCGAGGCCACAGGCGTTATCAGCACCTATGACCTCTAGGCTACTACATCTGTTAGGAGATGATTCGCCATGACCACATTCTACCATCCTGGGCAACCTCTCTCTGATATTCCGCCAGCATCCGGCATTTATCGCATTACTTGCATCGTCACTAAAAAGATTTACATTGGCAGCGCTGTCAGTTTGCGCAGACGCTGGAAGGAACATCGCGGCGAACTTCGCCATGACCGCCATGGCAACCCTTACTTGCAATCCGCATGGAATAAGCATGGTGAAGATACTTTCACCTTTGAAGTTCTTGAGTTTGTGCTTGCTCCCCTTTTGCTTGAGAGAGAACAATACTGGATGGATAAACTTAAGCCCTATGAAAAAGACAAGGGGTTTAATATTGCTCACTCTGCATGGTCCCCTTTGGGGGTAAAACGCTCGCCTGAAACCCTTGAGAAAAACCGTATTGCGTCGACTGGTCGCACTCATTCTCCAGAAACCATTGAGCTTATGAGAGCATCTCACCGCGCCACACATCGCACGCCTAAAGAGATAGAGAGGGTACGCGCTCTGCAAAAACGTGCTGTTAACGCAAGACGTGGGCGTATCATTGCTATTGACCCTAATGGGACTGAGTATGAGGTTTTCGGTATTAGGCAGTTCTGTATAGACCATAACCTTATTGATTCCCACCTTATTAGCGTTGCTAAGCGTCCTACCACCCCTAACGGCAAACTACGTCATCATCAAAGATGGACTGCGCGTTATCCTGAAACAGATACTAAATAACGTATAACTTGTCACTATGTACCGCTCCATTTACGGCTTTTGTTGTACGCGGACGCGGTACAGTCCGCCGATATGCGTGTATTGAATACCTGCTGTATCATCATCGTAGGCTAAGGGTGATTGGCGATACGCGGAGAGCACGTAGCCCCCGGGTACTGGAATATGCTTTAGCCCTTTGTCACCTCCAAACGCGTCGTCAATAGCCGCTGCAAGATCGAATACTGCTTGTGAACTGCCAAACCCCGGATCTGTTGGACCCGTTGCTTTTATCTGATAAAGAGCGTCAATGAATGCTCTAACGGCATTCGCGTATATAACATCATTTCCGCCCTGGAATGCGGTTATCGTACACGGAAATACCGTCCCTACAGGAGCTTTCCCTCTATGAATGCCACCAAGGCTAAGAGCTACCCACTGGCTGCTAGCTTTGAGCGTTGTGACGATAAAAGAGAATCCACTGACGACTTCGTTGGTGCTCACTGCGCAGGCTGAGCCTCTTGAAGCGGCGTGAACAGCACGCTAAACTCTGAGTTGATAGGCGCATTCAAGAAAACTTGAGCAGCTGCAGGATTCACAATAAGCATCTCAGCACTTGCTTGTGGTGTGGCAGGTCCGAACGGTTCCCCTTGAACACCACTGAACCTAACCTTGGTCGCTTCCTTGGTCTCACCTCCTGTGTAGTAGGGAGTACGTGTTACCTCAACTAAATAAAATCTTGCTAAAACTTGTGACATATTCTTGCTCCTTATTCTGTCTAGGCAGGCTCTACAGGCGCTTCAGTCTGAGCAGGTGGCTCAGGTGGTACTACAGGCATTTTAGGTTCTGTATGCTCAGTAGTGATTACATGGTTCCATGAATTTTTTTCATGGCTCGTACTGTAAGGCACGTCTGACACTGGTGTGATTTGCCCGTCCACATTCACATCAAGCTCTGCATGGTGATTACCGTCATGGTGCGTTATGCGCTTGATAACGGCATCGAATAATCTACCTGCATGATTGATATAGTGAGCTTTGTCGTTTGAAACCGTTTCGCGATTGTTTACGATGTCTGACATACTTTCCTACTTTCCTGCCTCTTCAATCCGCTTGGCAAGATCTTCCATCCCAACTGCAAAATCGATACTCACCTTCTCCATGCTAGGAGAGAAAAACGGGTGCGGTGCTTGGTGTACTGTACCCATCTCGGGAAATACCGCATAATCCGCTGATACTCCTATGATAGCTTCCTGATTATTTTCCGGTTTTACCTCTGGTAGTGACCTCTCAACATCAGATTGATAGTCACTGCTCTCAGGAGTAGAGGCGTACACACTTTTCAGCATGTTCCCTGAGCGGACTTGCCCATTCGATGCAATTTGGTTTCTCACTTCACCAGCACCATTTCTTGCAACTGAGCTGACTATCTCCGTACATGCAGGCTCAAGAGCATTGGCTATAGCCGCCCAATTGTTGTATGCGTTACTCATGTGACAGCTCCTGCGATAACCGTGTCTTCGACGCTAAAAGTATGCGGATCTTGCACAATCTGTACTATCATCTTTTGACCGTTAATAGTGAGCAAGTCCCCTTCTGCTGGATTCGTGTTCAGAGGAAAGCCCACATTCCATTTAGAGAATGCTCCAATGCGCTCGTTATAGTTCTGAAGCAGCACAGGCCTGGGCAAGACTGCTACACGACACTTGACCGTGCGAGTTGTGACCGTGCCTGCAACTTCTGTGCCGTAGGGATCGTCTACCTTTGCCGTGTGCGTGATCAGGCAGTCATCCTTGTACAGCCCTTCCTCTACGAGATCGCCACTCAGTTCTTGCAGCTCATCGTCATCAATAAATACCATCAAGCCCTCTTGTCAGCAAGTCTCTATTGTTGGTATCATCGCGTCTCATCTTTGCCGTTTTCGGTTTTGCCTGTCGCCGGTAGTATTGAGACATGGTGAGCTTGGATTGCATAAGTTGCGACCTGGATAACTCATTCCCTCCTACTTTCACATCATATTTGCTCGCTAATCTAGCAGCCCAAAACTCTAGTAAATCGGCTGCTGCTGCATTGCAATCATATATTTTGCCAGTCGCAAAAACAGGCGGTAGTTGTCCGGGTGACGTGCCATTCACAAAAGGCGTGAGTTGAAATTGAAAGTGACCTGTGATGTAATCCGATGCAGCAGGAGTAATCACTTTCCAGAAATTACCGGATAGATCACCTTGCAGCGTAACATCGCTTTCCCACCAACCAAAATCTGCATAATAGTCTGCAAAGACGAATTGAGCTTGATTATTCGTACTTGCCGTATTTACAATGGATGGTGCCTCTTTTAATCGAAGATACCTTATGTCATCACGACTTGCGTCTAGTCTGTCTTGGATTTGTTGTTCCGTGAATTGTGTCACTGTCATCCCCACCGGATCATTAATCATAGTGCGAACAAGGACTATCAGATCAGACATACTGCTACGAACAGGCATAGTATCCCCCTATTGCGCCTTCTTCGTACCCTGAGCAGGCTTCCCAATCTGCTCAGCAGATTTGTCCTCTTGTGTCTGCTCGCTACCAGCTTCACCGCTTGGCACTTGCGGTTGCTCCGGTTCTTGTGGTGCTTCCTGTTGTGTAGGATCTGCTATCTCTTGTCCACCTTCACTCAGCAGACGCTTGATATGATCCTCATTCACCACTTTTATCTTTTGTCCGTTTGTATGCAATATCCACATAATCATGCGCTCGTTGGTACCATGAATGCCGTGATAGTTCCGGTAGTTCCTGCGTCCGTGTCTATATTCAGCGACCCGTCGGGCTGTGCAAAACGCGCGATCTCGAATGGCCCTATCCACTTGGTTGTGGCATTGGTGACAGAGACCACCAGATCTCCAATGCCTGCACGGAATGCCAGTGCCTTATCAGATCCTTTGCCAACTGTCACGTTATGCGGAGCAGCTGCTGTGTTCGCAACTCGCAGCAGAAGCTTATCCATATGTGGCCCCGATGGAATAGCTGTGGTAGGAATTGCCACATTCATGCCATTGGCCTGATCGATCGCTGTCCCTGCCGGGTCTGCAAGGCTGCCATTTGCCACAAGGTTCGAGAGAGGTAAATTTGTTCTAGCCATGTCTTTCTTTCCTCCTTATGGCTTCTGCAGGTAAGCGACGGCTATAGCATCCGGTCGGATGGTTTTAGCCCCATAGAGCATGAGCCCTTTGACGGCATCTCCAAATCGACGCTCAGGCCGATACGCCACGACTTCACGCAAGCCCTCAGCTTTTGTAAGCCCCATGCTGTGACCCGCGAAGAAGACATCCTGCGAACCGGAGGCCCCGACTGTTCCGCCTATATGGGGAGCATTCAGACTCTCGTAGATGTCCATGTTCTCGATCTTGCCAAGGTATGCATCACTCGCTTGGCCTGCGCTAGCATCAAGCTTTCCAGAAAGGATAGTCAGACGTGCTTCAGGCGTGTTGAAGCCTGTAAAGCGTGCATCCTGAGTGAGATGTGATTTACCCCAGGGGGGTATCACACACCATCGGCCCTGCTTGGGTATCTTGGCTTCTGTAAGCTTCTGGGCAAGAGTAACGAGGTTGTCGTAGAGCGTTGTGCCTGCACCAATGTTTGCAGCGGTAGGGACAGCAACAACCGTAGGAGTACCTGAAGAACCAATGAGATTAGCAGATGGAGCATCGGTATAGAAACCCGCATAGTACTGATCTTGAGTATCTGCCATCTGGTAGCCAGCATCGGACATAGCCTGCATCATGACCTTTGGCTTGCTCTGTGCCTTGTCCACGTCATCAATAAGGAAGTTGTAAGACTTCGCTTGTGAGATGGTAAGTACCGTTTGTGCATCAGTTAGGGCTTGAGGAGATGTTATGTCGGTATCTTTGACATAATTCGAGATCGTTACTTGGCTTATGGAGCTAATTCTAACTGTATCGCCGTATGCTTCAATTTCACCTGAGTAGTCGGAATTGAATAAAGCGCCGAATACTTGGTTTTTGCGCAGGGCGACGATCATAGAATCAGCCCATATCTCGGCTATAAATGAGTTGAGGCTAATATCACACCTCCCTATCATCCCCTGTCTAATGTCTCTCGAAAGGCACTAAACACGAGATATAAAGACTATAGAGTGTTATCTAGGTCCGGGGTTACTTGCCATCCATTGCTGTATTTCAGCACGTCGTGCTCTATATTGAGCGGGATCTTTCATCGACATCTCTGAGATAATCTCCCAGGAAAGCGGCTGTGAAGCGGTCTGTGACCTGCTCGGGTTAGTAGCGCCTCCGCTCGTTTGAGCTTGCTGTTTACTTACCAGCCAAGTGCGCTCCTTCACCAATGTCTTGAGCAAAGCTTCAATGTTGGAAGGGTTACCGCTATCGTCATACTCGATCTGAGAGTCATCTAGAAGCCTATCGGCGGCGTCCAAGTCAATGATATTAAGCCTTTGGCCGTGCTTGAATACTTCGTTCGTGACTCTTAGTTTCTGAGTCTGACGTGTAGCAGCCTCTCTTTCCTTCTGAAGCTCTGCTAGTTGCTTTTCCAAGGCCTGACGTTCAAGTTGACGCTTCTCATCGTCTGACATCTTCTCAGCGTCAACTTTTGCCTTGAATGCTTCTAGCTCTTTGAGCTTGGCAGACAGATCATTAGATTGAAGTCGATGATCCTTGCCGTCCTTATTGGCCTTGCTAAGAGCAGCCTCCATGCGCTGCACTTGTGCTTTTAGATCGTCAATGGATGGTTCGGTGCTTCCTGACGTCGCGTCATTCTGCTGAGTGACCGTCTCGGTCGTGGGGTCCGCTTCGTTTCGCGTCTCGCTAGTCGAAGTGGATGTTGTGGTTTCGTCTCCCATGGTACACGATACCTTTCTATATTGTCAAGATACTTCTAGTACATCCAAGGTATTCGATTAGCTGTGAGCTATTCCAGAAATTGTCTTTTCTGTCATGTTCCTGTCTCTTTGGCGATTGGATTGAATATAGCTCAAGATCTCCTGAGCATAGTTTTGCCAAAGTAACCCTATACAGATCTCATCAGCAAAATTTAGAGCATCAATGTGCTGTATCGTGACACTTTTGCTCTTATCCCAAGCAAGATGGGCAATATATTCAGTTGGAGTTACCTCACATTCAATGGGGATAAGGTCGGAAAGCTTCGTTTGCTCTATCCGTTTCTCAGTAGGGCAAAATGCTTCAGCAAGTATCGGATTTTTACGCTTCCAAGCTTCAAACATTCCTCCCAGCAGGGTATCTCTAAAATCCTTGATGATCGGCAAGATATGAGCCACTTCATCACGATCTGACTGCTTTTCCTGTTCGGATAACTCAGCATAGGGCGTGTCTATCTGTATTTGCAGTGCTGCTACGTAACCAGCAGGAATAGTGAGCGACCCGTCTGGATTGTGCTCACACTTTGAGAACAGATAGGCCATATACGAAGACCAGCCAGCGTGCTCTTTGCCTGCTAGTGCCTCTATCAGTTCTTCTTCTGTCATCTAATACCAGCCTTTCCCTTTCATCGGCTTCCCTTTGCCCTTCTTAGTCTTTTTCATGTCTCTCCTTATTGCGTATAACAGGCACACCGTCACGAAAGTCCATGGAAGCACCTTCACCTGCATACTGTTCTAACAATGCCTTCCCTTCCGTGCTTTCCCAATAATCTCTCCATATGGGGCTATCAGAAGTCTCATATGCCTCGTAGATAGATGCTAGAATCTTGACGAGTTGAGGCCCAGAAGCGCCGCTATGGCCTTGCTTAGCGATCAAATCAACAACTTGCATAGCGCATGTGCCAAGCCATCCATCGTAGTCGCTGTCCTTATCGAATAATCCCTCACGTTCGAGCCATTTCTTTGCAAATATACGAGAATTCATGTTATCACTCATGATGACCTTTCCATATCCTCTCTCAACTGGTCACTGTGAATGCCAGCAGATTTAGCCGCAGCTTCGTTCAGTGCCGCTGCAAGCTCATAGTTTTGCTGAGCAAGATCCAGGGAGAACGCATATCCCTCCAAAGACGCTTGCTCTGGTGTGATTCCGCTACGGCAAAGAGCCAACATAAACTCGCTGACCCTGTTACAAAGCAGACGGAAATCAAGCCCGTATTTGTTGAACTGCCTGACAAGTTCGTTATAAGTCTCCATTACCTTACTCCCCATCCTAGAGCATCTTTCAAGACATACTCGCATAACTTCTTGATATGCCTTGCATCATCTAGTGCGTTATGCGCATACCCATATTGCTTAGGAAGATCATCATCTGATATACCACGAACGTCTAGCACGTGCTGAAGATCTCGAATGTAGTGGGGATACCCCTTGGGCAAGTCCATCATAGTGCCAAAGAGTTGACACAAAGCAACGAAGTCGTAAGCTAAAAGCAGCTTCGCAAAACATTCCATTTTCTCTCCAATCTAGGCAGATCTGGCTGCATCAGCTTCTTCCCCATATTAATAGCTCGGGTAGCCCCGATACGATAAGCATAGAGATTATGTTGTGGCACAAAACAGACTTCAGACCGCTTATAATTTGTGATGGGAGACCACTTATCAAAATAGGTTTGTACCCACTTTAATATAGCTTGTGTCCCATAAATCGCAATTCGTGGATAATGACGAATTGCGTCCTTGATTGTTATAGAGCCGTCACCATCAATTAAACCTACAATGAATGCACATATCATGTCTTCATCAGTAAGAAATGGAGGCTCTAATGTAAAACTCTTTTTAGGAGTAACATTAAAATTCCTCACTAAATCATCCGCCATCTCTGGACATGCTATTTCTAGGGAAGCATCCTTTTCATACCGATACACCTTACCTGTGTACTCTAGTGCTTCACGGAACTTTTCCAAATGAGACGCATCCTTTATATGGAGTTTGACACTGATCCTTTTCCGATGAGGCCGTATATTTCCATCCGCAGCCAAAAAACCAGCCCAATAAGAATTGAGCATGTTAGGAACAGCAAAAAACTCCTTGTTAGCGCAATACTTACGACCTAAATTTGAAGTACTAGTTATATCAAGCGTATTAGCGTGATTTCTTACTGCCATCCAAGTCCTCCCCGGAAGTAAGTCTGCCATTTGCTGATAAGTAAGCACTCCATAATTCGCAATCAATATCTGTTCCTCTGCTTGTGTCCACCGGATAGGAGTATCATATGAATGGGGCATAATAAGTCATCCTTTCTCAAATTGATGACTTTATTATATAGCCCCAAATTTATAATGTCAACCATGAAAGCGCTCCCATGTTTGTTTTACCCAACGAGCATCTTCAAGCGCATTGTGAATTGAGTCATCAGGCTGACGAATATCATGCAATCCTTTCATGTCAAGCATCTGGCGTAAGTCGTAAGTGAGCATTGGATAGCCTTCAGGCAAATCAGCCATCTCTCCAAAGATTTGGCAAAAGACAACGTGGTCATAAGCACTGTAGTATCCCCACAACTCAGGATTACCATACTCTTCTATATCAAAGAAATCAAGCAATGTAACTTTAATACTTCTCAAAGACCATCGGCATTCGCCGCCCTTCAAATGCGATAAGACATTTTCTCTTACCCATTGATTTGCTTTCCCCTTATCAAAATCAGCAGACTCTAGATATAACTCTCTTCCATCCTCACACACTATTCCTATACTTATAAGATCAATTGTCTTACCATCTTCAATAAATTCTGTGTCGTAGAAATATTTCACCGCTTGCTCCTAACCTCTTGCACAACATGACACCATTATGGTATAATATGTACATGATATGTTCTATGGAAAATTGCACAAAACAGACCTACGCACGCAACGTCTGTATGGCTCACTATCGTTGGCTTAGACGAAGGGGGATGCTTCCTCCTCAAGAGGAAGCGACTCAACCTTTTCAAAAATGCACCGTTGATGGGTGCGAAAAGCCCCAGGACGTAAAAGGGTATTGCGTTGCGCACTACAAAAAAGTTCTTAGGTATGGGGACCCTCTTGCAGGCCCAGGCAAAGGGTCCCCAGGAAAACCAAAACCTTATATGGAAACAGATCGCAGGCGCATGATCAATAATCACGGATACGCCTTGATCAGGGTCGCACCAAGCAAGTGGGTGATGGAACATCGTTATGTTATGGAACAGCGTCTTGGGCGTCCTCTGGAAAAGGATGAACGGATACATCATAAAGATGGCAATCGACTGAATAATACCCCAGAGAATTTGGAGCTTTGGTTGCATAGCCACCCTAGCGGACAGCGCATGGAGGACATTGTTGCTTGGGCAAAAGAAATCTTGCAACGTTACGGAGAATAGTTTTATTAGGGGTTGTCCTTGAGATAGCCCCTTATCCGTGTCGTAGAAAAAACGTGTCATATATCTCCTTTTGCATTTTATGCATTCAACCACTCAATATACTGCTGAGCATACGTCTGTAGGACACTTCGCACATGGTCATAGTCCAAGTACAGACCCTCGTCATCGTCGCCTTCTAGGACAAATACACGATCATTAGAGGCAAACCCAAGCTGAACGCTGACTAATTCCTCAGTACTCAACTCTTTGGGGCCTGCTACGAATTGCCACGCCTCATGCCTGCCACGGAAGTAGAATGCTGAGTGACCGTCTATTGTGCCAGTAGCTTGCACTGGACAGCTTCCATCAAGCCTGTCAATATGAATGTTCGGTGCCATCCTCCGCCTCTTCTAAAAACCTGTACATCATGCTCGTATCAGGCTTCCCAAACTCGAACGGCTCACCAATAGGCCAATCTATCGCACTTCTCAGCGATGCTTCCCGTTCTTGCTCTCGTTCCTCCGCTCGTTGCTCCATGGCTGGTAGCAGGTTGGCTTCCTCCATCCTCTTCTCTGCTTCCTCCATGACACCATCAGTCAGCGACTTGCCAGTCTTGTGCCTTTCTATCAGCACATCCGCTATAGCCTGTTTATACTCATACCCACCACGATGGGTAAATGTGATATTCACATCTGTAGCAGGATGTCTCAGGTAGTGAAGCCAGTCGAGAAAGCGTTTTAGAAGTCTTTTCATTGCCCTTGCTCCTTAACACTGCCTGCATAATGCAAAATACCCTCAAACGCATCTCCGTTACTCAAAGTAACTTTTATTCTCCTAGGCTGCCTATTGGGATCATCGGGGAAAGCCACCGTTTCAGTCTCGGCATTGTACTCACCCATGATTGGTATGCCCTGTAACATCGCTAATCGCTCCAACTCTTCCCGCTCCTGTTCTAGCCACTTAAGTAAATTCAAGGCTTCAGACGGCTCTAGGTGGATAGCAGCACACATTCTACTACCGAAGCCAACAACCTTATGCGATTCTCTCTCACTGCCTCTATGGAGCTGAAAATAGTAGACGGCATAGCCTTTGCTGAATTTGAGATATCCTTCAGGATCGCTCACGGATCTATCCTTTCTGCCCTACCAGGTCACTTTGCTGCTTCTTGTCATCCTGCTGGTTAGGCGGTTGCTGCATTTGAGGAGGAACTATACCCATCTTTTGCTGCTGCTCCATCTTCTTCTTGTTTTCCTCTTCCTTCTTCTTAGCCTCTACATCAGCGTTATAGCCGATTTCCTGTAGAGATGTGTCCTCACTCACGCCGGCTTGTTGAAGTGCTGAGGCTGTTTGTGCATCTTTCATCTTATCCACTGGCAAGAGATTGGGCCAATGTATATCAATAGGATAGCTCTCATACTCCTCTACTATGATTTTTCCACCTAATACCAGTGCTGCTCTTGATAGCTCACGTATCATTTTACCGTACAATCTACGCTTCTGAGTTGTCTTCTCGATAAGAGGTTGAAACATCAGCTTCATGGTAGTAGCTGGTATGTCGCCTCCACCGGGCAGGTTCTCAAGTCTGCCTAGCGCCACGGCTGGCACACGGCTCCGCTCATCCATCGTCATGCGGATATCAGCAGAGAAGTTTCGAGAGCTGCCGAGATCGCTGTTCATCTCCAGGTTGTAGACTTTGCTATCAGGGGATGGCAGAAGGGTGATATCGCCAGGGCTGGTCTTGAGCTCTTGTATGTTTGCTCCTGTGGCTATTGTCTTAGGATGTCCATGAAAAAAGATGATAGAAGCCGTGTTGCTATCGTTGAAGTTGAGAGACTCATTTTGCCCTATCAAATCCTCTGTAAGGTCAGGGATACCCCACGACTCGTTAGGATTGGGCAGGTTCTTATTTGTGAAGATAGGAGCAAATGGGTAGAGCCAGTCTTCTTGTGTCCCCACTTGTACCCATGTTGTTGCCGTGATCTTCTTCTCATAATTCGTGATAGTCCAGTAGTCGTCTAGCGTTGACCCTAGTTTTGTAGTATCAGCATTTGGGTCAACACGCGCTATAATCTGCCTTTTCTGTGTATCATTATAAATAGGATATTCAATGATATACGCCCAATGCATCTTACAATCTTCAGGATCGGTCACGATACGTACATTTGATGGATCAAGCTCCACAATACGCGGGTATTTCTGGGAGCCCTGTGCAGGTACAAGCTTAGAAAATACTTGACCGCATACGCCGCCGTTCATGCCGATTTCAGAGAGCAGCGTCATTTTGTCGTCGTCATCGCCCCAGACAGCATCGAGGAATTCCTGATTAGCTTCATCTGGTGTATCTGTTTCGCTCCCTTCCTTCTCACCGGGTTCTATCTTTAGAGACTCTCCAAACAGGAACGAGACACCTTTATCGACAATAGGCGCACATCGATTAGAAATGACATTGGGGTCTTCATCACCTTTTTCTACTTTGAGTGGCTTCTCGAACTCACCTCTATATCTTTTCCACGCTTCAGTCATACATCTTTTGCGCTTGATATCTTCAGGCGGAACGGGAGCCTGTGCAAGCGTCTTTTGCTGATTTTGCTGTATTCGGTAGTCAATACTCATCTCCAAAAGCCTTTCACGTAACCTACTTGATTAGGTACAAGATCCATAAAGGCGCACATGTATCTATCGCAGTCCATGCTATGATCGAACTCTTTCACAGGCTGATCACCTTTCTTGAGCCCTTGACGTGTATCCCAAATGTATACATCAAATTCTTCAATGCCACACTTCGGTTTCTTCTCTCGCACCAGTTCCGGGTCAGGTTCCACTAGGCAGTTGCTGAAATACATCAGGCGTGGTTTCCCATCGCCCGCTGGCCTAAGTCTGGAAGCGACGGCCTGTATACCATCCGAGACAGACTTGTGAGCAGGCGTCGTGTAGAGACCAGTGTGTCTAGTAAACGTCTCACGATCTTCTGCATCGTGATCCGCTATAACCTGTCTTGGTAACGGATCGCCATCTTTTTCGCCCCATCGCGATAAATGCTTAATTTGTTTGGCATGGTCTTCTACAAGCGTTTTAGTCTTGTATATCTCTCTATAACAGTAGAGACGCCCATCGTTATCTTCCGCATACCACTTGCAAACAAATGGATTTGTGAAGCCAAAGTCTAGAACAATCCAACGCGGCCATTCCTTTGGGATAGGGAACGGATCTATAACGTTCTTGGCTCTATCGTACGATCCTTCATACACAGTTCCGGACGCGGCGGCCCAAACCCCATACCTTAGTCTCGCAAGACGTACGCCCGTAAGACCGCCAAGGATCTCAAAAATATACGTATACCCTTCCTTGGTCCAATCGTTTTTGCGGATATCAAAGTAGCGAGGGTTCTGCTCATGTCGACTAAGTAAGCGTGTCGTTTTTCCCTCAAGCATACGAACATTGACCCAGTGAGTCGGGGCATCAGGATTCGTATCCATGATCAACTGATGGTATGGTGTTTTACCATGACGAAGACGGGAGCGCACAAACTCTATATCCTCTTCGGTCATTTCGGTTACTTCGTTTAAATAAGCTAAATCAAACTCGAACGACTTGATTTTTTCGGGTTTGTCGAGGCCGGAAACGATCATAATGGAACCATTCCGATACTGATATGCAGCAGGTTTGACTTTGCTGCCACCATAGTACGTCGCCTCGCGGGGATCAAGCATCTCACGAAACGTCGCCATAGCAGAGCCAGCTAATGCAATATTCGTCTTTCTGGCAACCAATGCTTTAGAGCCAGGATAGAGAGTAAGCATTATATGCACTTTAAATAGGCATGCGAACGTCTTGCCGGTCCCTGCCGGGCCATCGAGGCACACCTCCAAGTCCCTGCAAGATCCTAGTGCGTGGTTCCCGCCCCTAAACTCAGGGGCGGGTATGACTAAAGAAGCGGCAAGGTTAGGCACCATTTACCCCCTCTAAATTTACCTTCGGACCTTCCAGATAGTTGGCAGGAATTTCACGAATGATCACCTGAGCACCGATGGTATCTTCAGGCTGCACATCCAAATTCAGCAACTTACGTCTATCCCTGGATAATTCAAGCAGACGGTCTACGGCCCATAAATTTACCTTATCCTCATTTTTATCATTCTTTTCTCTACTTTCATCTTTTTCTTTGATATTATCTCTATCATCATTTTCATTTGAGAAAGCTACTTCCCATACTCTTCTATGTATTTCATCTAATATATCTAATTCTTGTGCTCTATATTCATCTATCTTAGGAACAATACGCCGCTGCATTTCGCGTTGAATAGCTTTACGTGCTGCACTTCTATCAGAATATCCACATCTCTGAGCTATCTGATCGTATGTCAAGCGCTGCTTCATAAGGTCAATTGCCATTGCTGCACGTTCAGCAGCATTAATATCACGGCGTGGTACCCCTTGTGTGGCCGTCTTTTTCTTGCTGCTACCCATGTGCCACTTCCTCTAATAATGCCGATACCTGATACAATTCCTGCTGTGTGAGCTTAGCTCCCATACGGATCTTGAGCGAGAGCAGAGCAGCCATAGCTCGTTCTTGGCTGCCGTATGACCTATCGTTGACGAACATGTTCTTAGGCTGCCCTATCTCATGGCCTGGTAGTCCAGACACGACTTGCGGCCCTTTGGCACCCATGGCGAGACGATAGATCATGGCGCTATTCCCTCTTCAGCTCCCAACTCTTCCAAGTCAAACAGGACGCCCAAAATCCCGGCAATCTCTTGCAGATACCACTGCTTGTGATGTGATCCTTCTGCCTGCAAGCCGTCTATAATGAGCTTTTCTAGCCGTATATAATCCTCTTCACTGTACTCAAATGTCAGCTTGATATCGTGGTCTAGATAGCCCTTGCCCTGACAATTCTCGCACGTCTGGCTTCGCGGTCCTGGCCCACCCACTGCAAAGATGCCAACATTTACAGGACGAGTGAAGATATAGCCTCTTCCTCCACATGCATCACACTTCCTAGCTACTGGTGCGCACGTGCAATGGTCAATACACTTATGGCAATCCAAGCAAGGCTTGATCTCTTTGCAATGACACTGAGGCCCGCGTGTGCATCCTGTTCCCCATTGCTTCCCGCAACATGAACATCTAGGAGTCCCTACTCTGTCATAGCGTGGAATCACCTCTGCCACCTCTTTTCAATCAATAGCCCTACAGCGACACCAGCCAAGAACACCAGCAGACCAACAATAGCATCAGTTGAGATACGATCGTCATGCGCATGATATGACCGTGTTGACATATCTGACAATCTATCCCTATTCATCCATTATCTTCCTATCTACAACTATTCTTGGCAATTTATTCCCTACCTTCACTTCTGCTAGCAATGGATGAGATACCGTGATCTCTAGCATGTTCCTATCGTCTGCACTTACTTTCATAGACAATGCCTTATGCTCAGTATTCCCATACAAAGCTTTGATGATGCTATCTGCATGTATTCTTATGATGCCACGTCTTCTATCATTCTTTCCTTCATCCATACTTTCACATTTTCTAATGCCTAATTAAAACAGAAAGGCTCATATGCACGGGTGGAGTGTATGCATATGAGCCTCCTGCATGGATACTGACCGTTGACTTCCTGAAGAGAGAAAAAGAGCTGCTTAGTGTTGTTAAAGGTTCTAGAAATAGCGTACTACATAACGTCAAATTGATGAATATCGATAGTGAGGTCGAGTTTGGGCACGCAAAAGCCTCTCTCGCTGTGTCACTCGAAGCGCTAGACTTCAGAGCGTGTCAGACTTGAGAGAGGCTAGTTGGATGTTTTGAGGCACTATCCATACCTATATATCTTTTATCGAAATGATATGTTTTCGGGCGAGCTGTTCCCCTGACTCTCGTCGGATCATCATTTGACCTATCTATCTAGGCACTCGCCACACTCATCTTAGCAGAGGCGTCAATCAGCTAGCGCCCTTGCCTCAGTTGCCGACGTAGCCACCATGTCCGCAATTTGCCATGCTCTTGTGCTCTCATTGCCCATAGCGCATCGTCGGCTAGGCATTGCTCCCAAGCTTGCTGCATAGCTGGCCCAAGAGTTGCCATAGCATCAGCAGCCTCTTGCATGGTCGGCTTCCAAGCTTCTATTGCCGCTATATTCGCACAGATATTGTTGGCTATTTCTTCAGAGTTCATCGGTGTCCTTTCCTTCTCTAGAAATTGAGCACATCCACAGCGTTATTATCCAAATTCAGCTTGCGTCTCTGATACCGCTCTGTTGTCCTCGGATCTGCATGCCCTAGCGCATACTGGACCTGATGTAGAGGTGCTTCTGCCTCAAGAGCCAAGGTTGCGAACGTCGCCCGTAGCCCGTGGGGGGTCAACTCTGTTCCTGCAGGTGCGTACTTTTTAACCAGCAACTCAACAGACTTATCAGTCATCTGGCAGCTGGTAGGGTGGTCCCCGCGCCTGAACGAGACGAATAAAGCTTCACCCTCGTTTCCTCTTGCAGATAGATAGTCCTCCAGTGCTCTGAAGACATCCACTCGAAGCTTGACGATCCGTCGCTTATCGCCCTTGCCGTGCTCAATGACTGCCACATGGTGTCCATCCATGATCTTGATATCCGCTCGATTCAGCGAGACCAATTCAGCACGTCTTAATCCTGTTTTCATAAGCATCAGGATAAGCGCATAATCACGCTTCCCTTGATTGGTACTTCTATTGATAGTATCAAGCATATCCTTTGCTTGGGTCTTAGAAAGTGCTGTATGGGTTGTTTCGTCACTATTTCCGCTAAATCCTTTTACATCTTGCGTTATATCATCTGTGAGATATCCCGCTCTTTTTCGCTCTTTCATAAGCTTACAGGCAATGCTAAACATACGCTGTTTTGTTGCCTTAGCATAGGCACTCTCAGCTAGATGTACACGATATGCTATCATGTCAGATCGTGTCATACTTTCTGGCAATATACCTTTTTCTTGCATCCATGCCACAAAATGCTTTATATCATTTTCATATACGCGTTTTGAAGACGGAGCAAGTTGACCAGCAATATCAGTAAGTGTCTGATCTAACTGCTGAGGGGTTGGTATCAGATCGGTCATACATCCTCCAAATTAGGTTCGTTAAATCGGTATTTACAGGAGCTATTCTACCAGATTTGTCAAGGTAGACCGCATTACCTATATCTCAACACATCACAATCCCCCATTCTTCCTACTATCATTCTTACTTATCAATCTTACACACTCCATTCAATCCACCTATGCTCTATTCGCGTCTCCTGTATCTCCTAAACAGTACTCTATCAAGCTTAGGTGTTTTGACTCTCTTACTGCTATATCTTCCTGTAACGAACACTATCACGATAAGCAGTGCAAAGCATGCCAGAAAGATGTAGAGTATATTCATTCGCTCTTACCTTCCATCTTCTGAAACGCCTCTATCCATGCGTCAAACACATTTCTCTGCTCATTTGGGTCTGGTTGCGGACATTCCTTGTGCCGTGCCTTTTTCGTAGAAGGATCGTAAATGATCCATGTACCGACTACAATCTTATATCCACAGTCGGTACACTTTCCCTCGTATTTTGCAGACATGGTAAATTCATGCGCCATATTCTCTATCTCCTAGCCTATAACATCCTTAAACGCATGGATAACTTGTGATGGCATAATGCATTTATTATCGCCATCTTCGCCAATGATATCCACCCATTCTTTTGCTTCAAATCCTTCTACGTCACGAGTTGACAATCCAAGAACGATCCCGAAAAACGTGCTGTCCGCAAATTGCCCACCCGGGTGGTCTTTGAATCGCTTATAGGCAACAATGTCGCATTCTTGCAGTATGCGTGCTCTAGATATCATTTGGCACTCTCCAATCCCAATATATCCTTCAATTGCTCCATGACATTCTGAGAAGGTTGGGCGCTCCCTCCCTCATATGCCCTAATAGAGCGTTCTGTCAATCTTCCTCCCTTCACCTTCTTGATCTTCGCTGCAAGCTCATGTGTACTCATGCCAAGCTTGATCCGTGCCGCTTCGATCTGCTTGCCAAGCTCTGCATCACCTTGTTTTGCACGAGGCAGACGCGGTGGATGCTGAGCGGGATTTTTATGTCCAGAGGCTTCCCATTCCTCTGCGCATTCTTCCAGATTTGGATATCGCTCTAGAATGTCTCTATAATGCGATTCTGGGCGAGTACGGACGCGATGGTACAAACACCGTAGACATCCATGCAAGAGACCTTCTTGACCCCTACAGAAGACTCTACAACCGCAAGAATAGCACGCGTATTCTTTGCCAACAACGAAGACCGAATCAAAGACAACATCTCGGAGCTGAGCAGCGAACATGTCGAGCTTCTTTCGGTAGAATGCCTCAAAGTTTTCCGGGCTGGTCATCGATTCAGACTTCCATCGGGAGTCATTATTCTTGATCATTCTGCTTGTCCCTTTTTCAATGTCCCTTGGTAGAGCCTACATCCGCATGGGACGCTATAGACACATCGTCCCACTTGTTTCTTCTCTTTGATTGGTGTCTCGCAATGTGGGCAGATATCATTTTTGAGATTGTCCAGAAACCTCTGAAGTATTTGGCTATCCTCTTCCACTTTCGCCGCAACCTCTTCTGGTGTACGAAAGCTTGCTTTCTCGCATCGCTCAGTACATCCCCTATCTTTGAAGCACGGCAATTGAAGGATATCACCCGCAGGATCTTTTACATCTTTGTAATCCACTCCTGCTCTGCATATTTTGCTATGTAAACCGTTATAGCTCTTACACCATATCTCGTAGCTCATACCTGTCTTTCCTTTCTCAATGCGCCGGGTAGTTCACAGCCACCGGGCGCGTATCCTGTTTCTTCTGTACAGGCCTCGTTTGCACGCCCTGTGCCCGCTCTTCTGCCATCCTACCTTGCTGAGTCCTTGCAGCATCCTCAAGTTCTGCTTTCTTGCCTGCTACATACTTCCTGGCCTCATCCTCTGATTTCTCAGGATCGAGCACCAGCGTGCAGCTTTGCACGCGGGCCTCAACTCGGAGCGTGACGACGAAGCGACCTGCATAGCTCAAGTGCAGATTGAGACCAGCGTCGGCTATGAGCTTTTGGAAGTCCTCAGATTTCACGATGCGTCCTCCAAACTAATCCGCTCTGCCAACGTTGCCTTTTGTCCGGTATGTTGCTCCCATCGTGCCAGAATAAGATCGCAGTACTCTGGTGAGATCTCGCACCCGTACACTCGGCGCTTCCCCACTACCTGAGCTGCAATGATGGTTGTTCCTGAGCCAAGGAAAGGATCGTAGATCAAGCTGTCATCGTGCGTGCATAGATTGAGAAGTCTCTGTAAGAGCAAGACTGGCTTGCGAGTTGGATGAAGCTTGATCTTTCCACTCTTCTGATTGTGCCCTTCTGGAAGAAAAGACCACACATTCGTGAAATTCACTTGCTCACTCGAGAGACTCGATCCTGCCTTATCCATGTACCAGTAGGTCTCATCATTGCCTCTAGTTATGGGTGACGCTTGTTTTCCATGCCCTCTTCGCAATTTGAGATGCAAATCACTGATATATCTCTTGATGCTCTCAATTGTTATGAGATCGAAAAGAAGTCCCGGAAGTTTCACATCTGTATACGCACCTTTTACCATATAGTAGTCACTATGAGGCGCTGAACTGTACACAAACAAGCTTTCATGGCTGCGATGAAGCGGGGTTGAATTCGTCGTTGCTACACGTTTCACCCAGGCAATGTGATCTTTGAACCGCAACGACGAATTACGCAACGCTACGAGCCAGTCTAGTGCGTGTGGTAGTTGGTGAGCCAGGGCAAAGAAGCCGCCGGGCTTAAGGTACTCCGTGATGAGGGCAATGAGCCCTGGGACATTCTCCAGAGGTTTATCCCACTCATCAAAGCCTATGCCGTAGGGAGGATCAACATAACAGAAATCATAGTGCTCATCTCCAAAGAGACGTGCTACATGCTGCCTGTCAGTAGCATTGCCACAAAGTAGCTTGTGCCCTCCCATCTGCCAGATATCGCCAACCTGTACCCATTGCGGGATAGTGCTAGGCATTTGTTGCTCGCTAGTGTCCCCAGACTCTCCAAACAATGACAATTGTTCCATAGCTACCTTCCCTCCCAATTCCCTATACTCCGCTTCATCACCTCTTCTGCCACCTTCACCCGCTGCACATCACCACTTCTCAACAACTGCTCTACCATCGCTTTATGCACCTCTTTTTCAAGTATCATAGTCTTGTGTCCTCTGTCTAGTACTACCCACATGATGGTATCTAGCTTGCTTGCTAACGCTGCTGCATAGTCGCCGTACAACTTCTGATATTCGGTGGGTATGGGTTGTTCTACTTGTATCATCTATTTCTTCTCAACTTGTACAATATAGCTCTTCAGTTCAGGATGCATACGAACGCAATCCGGGCCAATAGGCCATTGTCCTAGTTCCTCCCATGCCTGGGGATCTTGCATAGCCTCTTTGATCGAGAGGAGATGCTCACCGTCGTTTGCCATGTAGACACGATGCTTTATCAAGTCTATATTGACTGACTTGCCGCATATGACGCACGGAAACTTTCCAAGCTTATATGAGTTCGTACTCCATTCATCATATCTTTTGTGCCTTGGTATTTCTATCATCTCATCTCGCCTTGCTTGCTTCTTCTCTATCATATCGATCATCTATAGCCGCTTTACTCATTGTGCCTCCATTGCTTCAATCCGAGTCGAGTTGTCCACATCTGCGGATAAGTCACTGTACGGATAGATCAATCCAAGCGCTAGCCCATTCGGTGACATATCTATTGCTCCCATGCCCTCATTATAGAGTCGAGCTACTTCTAGGGCACTATCAACCCCTTTCTCCCAAAAGACACCGTTCACAATTCTGTTAAGCAGCCGATCATAGACCACATATCCACCATTGTTGACCTGAAGCACGGCATGCCGGCAGTCTTTGATAGACGGTGCCTTTCTCTCACGTGTGATATACACATCAATTATGGCTTTTATCTGATCACCTACTTTGTATAGTCTCTCTCCATTTTGCATTGTCTTGTCCTCTTTCTTACATCCTATGACTATGTGAAACACGCTACTTCCAAACTCCAGAGACGGCTATGAAGAGCTGATCAGCATCTCTGATAGTTTGCAGAGTCTTCTTCCATGAAGCTTCGTACTCTTTAAGCCACCCTTGCATTTCTGCTTTACGCTCTGGGTCTGATGTACGCCTTATATCGTCTTTTAAATCACGCCCGGATGTATCAGGCCCATAGTACGCACATGACACCCTGGATCTCTTTAATGTGCCACCTATTTCATAAATCACATGGAGGTGTACATCAGTCTCTTTTTTACACTCAGATGTACAGACATTCACCCATCCCCAGATGGTAGCAAGAGGGTTTATGGTTCCATTCTCATCAGTGATAAAGTCACTTCCCTCAACAAGTTGTTGATAGAGGGCCTGCGTTACCTGCTTGGTTCCTATCGTGAGCACTCTAATCGTGATTTGACGCTCTTCTATTGCCGGTTCATTTGTTGCTCTATTCATCTTGTTTTCTCCTATAGCCAAGTACTATACATTGACACTACATTGTTGCTTTACAATTCGGTAACGGTAACGGATGTAACGGAGGAAACCAGGGAAGATTTTTCTATGATTTCCAAAAGGCACTTTACCGATTCTCTCCGTTACATCCGTTACCGTTACCGGGTAACGGATGTAAAAAATAAGTGTTACCCCTGAGTAAATTGGCTCTACATGCTGATTCAAGACCTTCCCCCGGTAACGGTAACGGATGTAACGGAGGAAACCAGGTTTTTTGCACGCAATTGTCGGTCTTTTCACTCAAATTCCCTTTCATCTTTCTTTGGCTGGCTCTTAGAGTAGATATACAATCCTTCTACTCCTTTTTTGTTCTTTCCCTCGATTTTCTTCTGCACACCAGTGATGTACCCTTTTGACTGCAAGCTAAGAGAGAGTCCTCTAGGGCTTTTGGGGTGCTGTACATTGTTGTCCTTGCACCATGTGGTATAGCTCTTAGTCACATCTTCGTTGGCTTCCCAGCACCCCTTGGCCTCTTCTTCTGTTTCGCAGCACTCGTCTAGCCACTGCTGCACATAGTCCAATTCGGCACGCTGCTTTTGCGTTACATTTTTGACGGCATCGGGAGTTGTAAGCCCCTTAGATCCCAGCGCATACCACTTCTTAGAGCCTTCAATACCCCATGCTAGTACCGCTTCTAATGCATCTGGCTGTTGCAGTCGAGACTTCTTCGTTTTATCTTCGTTGCCCAGGAAGCTGTTAGGAAATTCGATAACCTTGACTCGTCCCCACAACGCGTCGTCTTCTGGGTCCCCATTAACAGGCCAATTCGAGAGCATCCACACCTTGAATTGCGGTCTATACTCAAAAAAGTCTTTGTGTTTGAAACACGCGCGTATGCGGTCGCCTCCGGTGAGCTGCTTGATCTTTGCAGGATTGAGAGACTGCCCTCTCAAACTCTCACTGGCGAAAATCATTCGGCTAGCTTTGAGTGGGGCTAGATCGAAGTTACTAACATCTCCCTCTCGTTTGGCAGTAAAGCTATTGAAATCCACGCCAGTCGAAAGCGGACTTGGCATGAGGGACATGAATATTTCTGAGATTGTGCCCTTGCCACTTCTAGGAGGTCCAAATAGGTAGAACAATATTTCTTCTCTCGTATGTCCTGTCATGCTATAGCCTAGGGCTAGCTGCAGGTAGTCGATAACCTCTTGTCCCCCGCCGACAACACCAGTCAAGTAGTCAGGCAATTCTTGGGAAAAAGCTTCTGGCCTATAGGCGACTGGTATGCAGTAGGTAAATCGCTGTACTCTACTATGGGGCTGGATATCCCCTGTCTCCAGATTGACAACTCCATTTTTGCAATTGAGTAGATCTGGATTATTATCAAATTCCTCGATACTGACATTTACCAGTGTCTTGAAGCGGTTAATGCAACCATTAACGCGTTTATCCTCTCCTTTTGTGCATTTGACAACATTTTCTTTTTCTAGATCAACCGCCGCGTGCCTGCGGATACGTAGCGTCTTCACTGCATTCTTTTTAGCTTCAGCTCCCTCTGGGTCGAGCTTCCAATGGGTCCCTGTATAGTAAAGCCATCCTCTAGAAGGACAGTAGAGGAAGTCCTGACCAAAGAGAGCTTCCATGGCATCGCCATTGCCTGAATCATCATCAGTGAAGCTGCATAATCGTTCTTTGGTCGGCTCGCTAGTGCTATGGGGCTTACTCCCGTTCCCATTTGGAGAATGGGCTTGGCCGGGGCTATACGTGGTGGTACTCCCCCAAGGATCACGCTTTGCATAGGAATAGGCGGATGCTACCTTAGCTCTTGCGTCCGCTTCTGTGAAGGGTTCATGCTTTCCCTTCGTGTTGTGTGTGGGCGCTCGTCTGGCAAATTCCATGCAGACGGATTCCGCTTCCATCTGGGAATAGTTGTTGTCTTGCAACTGCTTGGCGAGTCGGAAGCAAGCATCATCCCTTCCGTTATGAGCTTCTGCTAAGGCCTTTTCAAGTGCGATGTCAGCTATAGAGCGTGTTCGCTTCTCTTGTGGGGGATAGAGCAAGCCTAGAAAGCTGCGCAAGTCTTTGGGGAGAATATTTAAGCTGTCTAACTCGCCGGGGGTGCGCAGCCAGACATACTCGCCACTGGTGTTCTTGCCACAAAAGACAGCATAGCCGCCATCGCCACGTATGTCGAGCCCGGGCCAGCGTTCCCCCATCTCTATTTTGGATCTACTATTAAGAGTGGGAACAAACCATCCAGGGTGTTCAAAGTCCGCGTGCAAGCCACCTGAGCCAGTCTGCCTATGCGGATCTAGTCCTAAGCTCTCAAATGTATTTTTTCCTGGCTCCCCATCACCGTCAAGGATAATGAGATTGCTGATAGACCCGGTGATCACCGCCCAGGCTGGCGGATTATACTGTTTCTGCCATTGGTTTATCTGCTCAACACTAGCGCGTTCTTGCTGGTATTGCTTCCAGGCAAACAGAGGCTTTTTATTGATGCCGACAGGGATAACCGACCAGCCGAGGCCTGTTACCACATCGGTAATAGAGGAGATGGTATACATAGACGCGCTCCATTCCTACTGCTACCCAGCACGTCTATATACTGCCTTGATCTTTTTGAGATCCAAGGCTATACTAAGAGTGAGTAGCAAGTTCCAAGGGTCATCTCTAGCAGTTTTCCAGACCGGCATATGAGGTGACCTGAATGCTACGAAATTTTCAATTGTCGTCGGCCAGCACGTCGCTGGCTTTATTTTTTGTCTTCTGGTCGGCTGTCGATGTATTCCTGTAAGTCCTCCGGTTTGACTTTCCAGTGAAAACCAGCATTGACACTCTTGATAAGGCCATGTTGCAGCATCGACCTGGCCCTGTTTGGATGTACCCCCAGCCTTTTGGCTATATCCTTCGCTGTAAGTAAATGATCTGCTGGTTTGTGTTTTGGCGCGTATGGTCTGTATGCAATTCTTTTGTTTTTTAATGGCATTCCAAGCTCTAAGTAATGCATTATATGCAATCGTTCTTGCTTTGCCGCCTCGTCGCTTGTCAGGTCTGCCATGATGATAATTAAGATAGGCGTGAGTGAATGGTGCTTCAGATCCGTAATCCATCTCTTTTTGTCCTCGCTTTCCCTTTCCGATGTATTTAGCATATGAACTTGCAATCTGCGTCGAGCATCGCAAGTGCGCCCAATGTAGTGGATGAGATTGTCTCTCGGATCGATTAATGCATAAACTGAGTGCACTGCCTCTCTTCTTGGCATGAATTAACCTCCTATGTTCTTTTACTTTCCTTTTGCTAATAGCATTGTACCATGGAAGTAAAAGATTTGCAAGAGTGTAGTAAAATAAAAATGAATGTGTTACAATGGTTTTAGATCTGTGTTGACTTTCTTTCAGAAAGGTTTTACTATTAGAGTAATAAGACTTGTCATTGCAACACAGTAGGAGGGGCTTATGAAAGACGAAAAGAATCTGAGGGTTCTGCTGAAATACTGGCGTAAACGTCGCGGATTGTCGATAGAGAAGCTTGCAAAAGATGCCAAGGTCTCTACGGTTACTATCCAGAGGATTGAGAAAGAAGGGCGCATGCCGCGTCCAGACGTTCTTGAGCGATTGATCAAAACTTTGAATATCACCTTGGAAGAGTTGGTTGCTGATACTTCCGAAGATACGGCTGAAGACAGCCATAGTATTGCGGTTGCGTAGGGACAGATCCCCCTGTCCCTCTAGTTCGCTTCTATTCACTTCAACACTCCTCTCTCTTATTCATCCCAATATCGTAAAGTACTGTACAGCAGTTTAGTATGTGCCCACTCTTTATACGCGTTGTTATAGAGTTTGTCTCTTACACACATGTAGAGACAGAAGCGCATTCTGCTGGTGTAGGCTTTGTTTATGCAAGCGCGAATAATGCTTCTGCTAGCCATCATATCGCCAGTCCTTCTCTTTCCACTCCCTGAGATGCTTCTGCACTCTCAATTCATAAATGATGATACAGCCGCTTATGGTGAAGAGTACGGCTATGCCTGAGATACATATGATCATTGTGTGTTCTCTTTCTGATGGTTATCCACATGTTAATAACTTTTGTTGATAAGTTATTGTGATGCTTTGTTCTTACGCTTTTTCTTGTCTTCGAAGCCCGGGAGGAACTGCTGACCAGCATCTATCTGAGCTTGACGTACCTTGCGTTTCCTAGTCTTGGCATGGGCAGTCCCGTCGTATTCCATGTGGCATGCTTGGCAAAGAGCGGCTAGCACGGGCCGTTTGCTCTTGATGTCGTGGTCGAGGTGTGCAGCTGCTAGATTAACTGTGAATGGGCGTCGGTAGATCTTGCCAGTACGAATCTCTCCATGTTGAGCGCCGCACCGTTCGCACTTCCATCCTGCTAGCTCTTTGCATTTCTTGGCTATCTTTTGCCAGTTGCGTGGGTAAAGCTTGATGTCATAAGGCATCGCTCGTTACCTCCGAATCGAGGAATGTAGAGGCTTTAGAGCTTTTGAGTTGAGCAACCGCGTCTATAATCCGTTGGGCCATGTCTACGGCGTGGTCTATGAGTGCCCAGTTACTCCCTGTAACCACCTGGCTCTCAATGGGAGATGGGAGTTGGCCGAGCAGGGTTACTGAACACTTTCCCCACTCTTCCGTTGCTTTCTTCACTCGGTCATTAATCCGGTGCTCATACATCTCTTGCTCATGTCTAGCTTTATTGGCGTCTCTTTGCTCGTCTAGTTCTTTGCTCAATTTTGCTCTAATTTGCGCAAGATTGTCCCTCTGCTGAGTGCGTTCTTGCAGCTCGGCTTCTAGCCTCTTTAGCCGCTCTTTGGTTTCCGGGGTATCCTCTGGTATCAGCTTGGTCTCAGATATCTCTTGCTCTAGATCGTCTATCCTTGCGTTTAGTAGCTCTTTCTGCTGTTGTGCATCTTGCTTGTAGTAGTCGAACATTGTTTGCAGTTGCTTGTTCTTGGCTTCAAGTTCTGCTAACTCTGCTTTGTGTTTGTCTCTGATTTGCTTAGCTAACTCTTCACTGACATCTTTACCAGCCTCTAGGAGTGACTTAGCCTCTTGGCGTGCTGACTCAGGAACACGCTTTGAAGAGAGCAGATACATCGCACGATCCTCAATTACTGCGATGGTCGCAGTAAAATCCCCCCATCGCAGTGCGGTATTCATCTTGTCAACAATTGTGCGTTCACTCCATCCAAATGTAGCCTGAGCTGACTCTATGAATTCCTTGTATGGAAGATTTTCAATTCCCCTAGCTTCAAGCAGGTCCTTTCCATCTTCGTATGCCGTAGCTATGTTTCGTATCAGGATACGTTTGTAAATTCCCTGTAATGTATCTGCTTGTTCTGGCGTCACCTTAGAATAGTCGTAAATTGCTTGTGAAGGGACTTCAGCAGACACATTGAACTCGTTGAAAAGAGATAGCTCGCTACTCATCTGCTTTGCCTCTCTTCTTCTCACCCATTGGTAGCAGCAACGGGACTGAGACACCCGCTGGCAACGGATCAAGAGAGTAACCTGGAAGATCTCTAGCCGCCAGCTGCTCTACAATCTCAGCTATCTTGCTCTGTAGTAGGCTGGCTGTTTCCTCTGCTTTCTGGTCATCTTCATTATGCTTAGCCATATGGTTGGGTGCTTCATGGGCATATCCGCGTATCCTTCTCAGGACAAAGCCAAGATCTGCAAGGGTAGCAGCTCGGTCGTCTACGAAAGCCTCTTGATCACGCTTGTTCCACCCGATACACTCCGCAATAGCAAATACACAGATATTATTGAGCCAATTGACATCATCTTCTAGTGAGATTAGGTAGTACTTGGAGTTCTTGTTCTTCTTTCGGTAGTCTGTGCGCAAGTATGCTGCATACTCACCGGCAAGGTTTGGCACACGATATGATGCAACGGTCAAGTTTTGTAGACCCTTGGTAGCAAGAAAAGCTCTCACCGTTCTAACATCACAAATAGCGCTAGCCTTTATAGTCACATCTTTACCTTGCTCATCCCTGACTATCAGGACATCGGGGAATTGTTTCATTTTGATAGCGTGAGAGGTGCTATCAGCACAATTCAGTCTAGCTAATGTCCGCTCTGCATGGCGTTCGATATCTTTGCTGTTATTGTCTAACTCTAATGCATTAATGGTGTTGAATGATAATTCTAGTGACATGTGTAATTCCTCCTCTACTTGTCTTTTGCCTCTTTTATCAACTTACTGGTGTCAGTAACATGATCGGTCGTCGGGCCTGCCTCTACTATGTTCGATGGAAGCCCCATGCGCCTCTTCAGCTCTTCAACGTCTTTCTCGAAAAGCTGGCCTTTTGTCCAATATTGTACCTCTTGTGCTTTAATCGGTTCCTCATTCATGCTTTCTTTCCTTCTCCTCTGCTAATTCTATCAACAACTCTTCATGCTCTTGCAGCCACTTGAGCAAGTTGAGTGATGTTCCTGGTGTCATACCTACTAAGTAGAGCGCTTCGCAATATGGCACTTTTGGCGATACGAGCGCTACATGGTACTCATCTTCCCGCTTGAATGTGTTATCAGTTTGCATCACATGTGGGTGTGTTGTCTTAAACTCCACGATAAGCGGTTTATGCTGCTCAGTACTGATAGAGGTGCTGTGCTTTTCAAGATCCATGGTTTGCCTCTTCTTCTATATGCTTCTCTTGCTTCTCTCTAATCTGCCTCTCTCGAATAGCGGCACGCCACAAGCAGAGCTGCATGGTCTGAGCACTCATGTGGTGCTGCTCACCATCTACGCTCTTCCATGTGATGGTCCACCAGTAGCGGGTACTCACGTCTGGTCTGTAGTGGACTCCAAGCGTAGCTGGCCCCTGTCCGTTAATGGCAATATCCTTGAGAAAATATTCGAGGTCAATTTCTGCCCACTCGACAGCACGACGCGCCTGGTAGACGGTGGTATCGAAGAGAGAGGTCATTCCGTCGCCTCTTCTTCTGCAATATGCTTCTGCCAAAACCTAAGAGACTGCCATAAGCGCATCTGTTCCACACACATCAGTTCTATATCAGAGAGCCTCTTGCACTCTTGGCAGTCGTCTTGATGGAGAGAGATAGCGTCGTTAACACACACCCAAACGCGCCTTGCACGATCTGGTGTGATCTCTTCAAAGTTGCTGGTCCTGGTCGTGAGTGCTGGTAGATCTATGGCAGTGTCGCGCTCTGAGATCGGGATGGACATGCCACAGGAGTGCAGTGAGCCCCGAGCGTTACGATACATGGAGCCTCCGCAGTGTGGACACTGGCCCTCGTAAGTCACTTGGGGCTCTGTACCTGCTGTAGCTTCTGCGGAGTATGCAGACATGGCAGGCCCTGAGCAATTGCAGCTAGGGCACATCCGATCAAAAATGAGGTACATCGGGGCTCCGCATTGTGTGCAGTAGCTGTTTGGCTGCATACCGAGGTAGGTGCTCATGCAGATGCTCCCTTCTTCACAGGCCATGGTAGCCCAAAATCACGCCGCTTGATCTTGGCATAGCGATAGAGCAGGTTGTCATGCCAGACAATGCCTTCAATGGGGTGCGTAGCTAGGAAATCTCGAATACCGTCATAGCTCAACTTGAACGGCTCGGTGATGATCAGAGGATAAAGCACAAAGGCGTACAGCATCGGATGTGAGGCTTCTACACCGCCCTGTATCTTAGGTCCTAGTGCCTCACACGACCATGCAACATCAGGCCACGTGAAGAAGTCCGTAGCGTCTACAGCAGCATAGATATGCTTGTCTGAGGGATCATTGCGACTGGCCTCGACATAGCCAGGCTCAGCACCAGCGGCTTTTTCTTCGCGTGTAGGGTTGCGTCGCTTCTCGACATGGACGGCATATCCATTGGAGGTAGTCACACGAATGTTTGTCCCGTCCTTCTTGACTGTAGGTATGCCATATCCATCTAGTACCCATGCTGCTTCAGGATTAACTTCACGGGTGACTAGCTTCATATTCTCAGGATTGCGGATAAACAGAGTTGGTATTTTGATCATACGGCAGCCTCCTCGCGCTTTCCATAGCCGTTCTCGATAGCGTATCTGGCAATGCGAATATAAGTACGTAGACCTATCTTGAGGCTAATATTCTCTACATGCTTCTCTATGGTCCTAATGGATATATTGAGGATAGGAGTCATTTCTTCATATGTGTAGCATCTTGCCATGAGATGCAGTATATCTTTCTCTCTGTTCGTCAGCTCCATATTGCGAATACGACTCATCCGGTTCTCGTACCCTGTGTTTTCCCTGTCCATATGCGTCCTCCGATAAATGCATGAATAATATGACGTGGAATACGTGTAATCACGTAGAAAAGACAATTCTCTTGATATTATGCCCTATTTTCTGCTGAAAGAGAATTGACGATATTGGATACGTGATACATTGATATATATAATCACGTATGATACCCGATAAGTGCCGATATTTCTGTAATCTCGGTCACTGGATTGATGTGGAACGGTTCGCAGCCAGAAAGATATAGCTCTATATGACCGATATGAGGTAGTTCATCGGCTGAGCCCCGCTTTCTGCTTGTGTAATAAGTTAATGGTTGAGGTTACACTTTTAGTGTAGTTGCAGCTATTGTGTATGAACGGGTACTTTTTGACTATAGAGAGATGTATAGATGTGGTTGTGATGTGGTAAATTTTCGGTAAAATGGCATGACAAAACCTCGACCAAGCTGTTTTTTTTGGCCGAGTGCTGTAATTATGAGAGCCGCGTCCTTCTTTGCCCAGACACCTGCTGCGTGCTCTTTTTTATATTCCTCTCAAGATGTCTTCAGGTGCCATCTTGAAGGCGTTTGCTAGCTTCCTAAGCGTAGCGACCCTGGGCCAGAGTTCTCCATATTCTATCTGCTGGAGATGGCGTGGGTTTAGATCTGCTTCAGCAGCTAATTTCTCTTGCGTCCACTTCCTCTCCTCTCGGAGTTGCACTATCCGCTTTCCGAGCAACTGTTCTAATGACACACTACAAGTCCTACACACTTTTGTGCAAGCATATGCCTGTTATAGGGCTTTTGCCACGAGTGTAACTCTGGTGCTACAATGAGGCTCTTCTATTTGTGTGCATGTAGATCTAGGAGGTAAGGACTATGCTAGGCAATCAAAGCGAGCTGGCGTCTATTTTGGAGCGGATCGACTCGGAGAATCAGGCAGCTCAGTGGGCTCTCAGTGCTCCGAATTTGGGCACGGCAAAGCACCTATTCATTACGCGTCGTATGGAGCGTATGGGAGCGCTGCATGAAGAGTTAGAAGGGCTGGTAGGGGAGCAGCAAGCGATGGAACTGACGGTGAAGACGATGGAAGGAGGGATTATACAATAGATATATCTGAGCACTGAAAGGGCCATACCTGGATAATTAGGTATGGCCCACTTTGTTGCTATGACTCAGGTTTTTCTGCTAGTTTGCTCAGCGCAATGCAATCTGAGCATATAGTGCCTTGCTCTCCTAGATCAAGGAGAATGCCCGATGAGCAATCCTCATGCACAGGCTCATTGCAGCTATCGCACAAATGCATTTCACTTGTTTTGCTGTACTTGTGGCAGACCGTACATGCTGCCTCAAAGATGTCTAGAACTTGGTTCATACATCCCTTTCTAAGGCTCCCGCGAGAGAGCCCCTTGCTGCTATGAAGCCTGCTGCTTAGGTGTCCTCTTAGAGGCTACGTAGGCTCTCATGGCCTCAACCTGCTCATCAGTGTAATCCTCTGGGATAGCCCCCTCCGTGATGTCTAGGGCCTTCTTGAGAGCCATTGCTTCCCAATTGTGTATTCTGGCATAGGTGGCTGGTGAGAGGCTGTAGAACTCTTGCAGAAGCTCTTTCATAGCGATCTGCTGTGATGTTGGTTCTGGCATCGGCTCACCTGCTAACCATAGCTTGATCGTCTCTGCTACCTTCCCATCCGGTAGAGGGATAGACACATTGTCGAGTCCCGGGCACCTGGAGCCGTCTATGGTCATCGTGTGCGACTTGTCCATCATGGCAGCAATGTCGAACTCGTACTCAGTATCGTCTTTCTGGATAGGAGCAAGCCCAATCTTGACGGGTACCTGTTTGCCCTTCTCATTCTGCTCTAGAACGTACTCAACTTTGGTTCTGAGAGTGACTATCACATGCATTTTGCAGTGCGTAATCGTGTATATGAGCTTAGTATGCTTGGGGCTTGCCTCTGACCAGGCTGTATAGCTATTCATCCCAGCTTTGCCGCTCTTGGCTACTTGATCTTTGTACTCGAGCAGACCACCCGGGCCATTCCAGGCATGGGTAAGACTATCGATAACGAGGACATCATAGCCTAGCCGTTCGGCCTCTTGGATCTCCCTCACGTAGTTGTCAGGATTGAACTGCTCCAATTCAGAGACATCGAACGCGGGAAACAGCTCAGCATACTTTGAAGCTGAAGCGTTCTCAGTGTCGATCACTGCTACCCTACCATTTTCACCTGCTAGCGCGTGTGCGACCGTCAAAGCTGTAAAGCTCTTGCCAGTCTTAGGGCCTCCCATGATAGCCATTCTCAAAAATCTTTGATAATTCTTAGCTGCTTTAAATGCCATGATAACCATTCTCACTTTCTAAAACTTATGATACAATCTCAGCGGGCTAGCTTCGACAACTAGCCCCTATTCCATCAGGGAAGGCTTGTTCTTGCCGTCCAGGCCTTCCCCCCCACTAGTACGGCTCCTGACCGTCTAGGATGAACTCGAGCCCCTTCTGGAACTCTGTCCAAGCCTCTTGACCCTGCTCATCTAAGCCATCAGGATTGATTTTGTCATTCAGGAACTCTGCCATCAGCTCATATTTTTCTTTGCTCACTTCAGGCAGGCTTTCCCATTTCCCCCTTTCGTGTGGCTGAAATCCCCTTCGAGCCGTTGACTCGTTCTCAGCGTATGCCCACCCTGCATGAATATCTTTTCCTGTCAACATTTGATAATTCCTTTCAAGCTACTTGAGAGGCCCTTACCTCTCAAGATACTTTCCCTTTTCTGGCAACACTCTTAATCCAAGATTTCTTCGTGGATGCAAACCACTGAGTACAACATCTTGGAATGTCTCTCCATTCCACTTTCGCTTGCTCTATTGCCTCTTCCGAGCAAGAGGCATCTAGAACTTTCATTCCTGCATAGAGACCTCTACCGTCTGTTGCATGAACGTAAACTTTCATCGTTTATCCTTTCAACTACTGAGAGGCTTTGCCCCTCTACGCTATTTTCAATATTGAGAAGCCGCGATTCGTTGTGAGAGGCGCATTCATGATGTCAGGCACCTCCTTTGGAGCTTCAACCGGAGCAGGCAACTCGACCACCTTCACAGCCTTAGCAGCAAGCCTAGCTTCAATTCTCGCATTCTCAATACCTTTGCAAACCTTTATGTGGTAGCAAGAGCTTTTGTGGGCAGGACAGCTACAAGAATGATTGCCATCTCTCTTCAAGCTCACATAGTAGCGTACGCCTTTGTCATTCTCGACATACAGAACAACATTTTTCGTTGCTTTTATGAAGTACCTGACAAGGATTTTTACGGTTCGAAGCTCTTTTTTGCTGATCTCTTTAACTTGCTGTTTAGCCATTTCAGTGGTCTCCTTAGTGGTTTTCTCTGTCCTCTCGACACTCTTATAATACCACGATATAATCACGATGTCAAGCATATTTACCCCCAATTTAAGTTAATTTTCAAAATTGATAAAATCTTATTCCGCTTGGATTTAGCACTTGACATACGTGACTATAGCGTGCATACTAAAGATGAAAGGAGGATATGTGGCAAAACTATATACAGCCAAGGCAAAGCAAGAGGCCCTCCGCTCCCTTGAGATTAAGCCCATAGATGGGAAGCTGACAGGAAGGGAAGCTGCTCAGGTCCTAGAATGGAGAGCGAAGCAAGAGTTCGGCATAGATCGTAAATACGATGATGCCTCTCTTCGCAAGCATGTCCAGCATGGGAACCTGCATGCAGATCCTGATAATCGTGGAAGTCGATACTTAGTTGAGGAAATCTTCGATTTGGGGATCTATCCAGCCAGAGGACGACCAAGAAAAGAAGCTACTGTTTGAATGCCGTTTTTAGCCTCCCTGTAGCGTTTTTTTTGGCAGAGATGATTTGCTCATCGATGTCTCGGACGGCTAAATTTTGCTCGCTCAGAAATCGCTATATTGACCCTTCTAGGGCATATCGTAAAAACAAAGGAGAAGAGAATTGACAACCCGACGGATTGGAATGGAATGTTGTGCATGTGGGCTCATCTTCAGTGGAGAAGGTGCCTTCAAAAAGCATAGAACGGGCACATATGGCCTGGGCGTCCCTGCTAGCAACGGCGTAACAAAATACGCAAAGCATGAAAGAAGATGCCTAACAGAGGAAGAGATAAAAGGAAAGGGTTTATCTCAGAATGAAAAAGGATTGTGGACAACAGCCACAGAAGAGACCACCGAAGAAGAACAGGAGAACTGAATGCAAGAACTCTCAACTGAAGCAAAACAGATGCTTCACATGATTTTGAGGCGATTAACCTATACCGAGATACGTATGCATATATTAGACGGCAAGAAGTATCTAGTTGTATGTGATGAATTGGACGCTCTACAGCGACAATTAGAGAAGGATATATTAGAAGTGGGGAAAGAAGGTAAGAGCGATTGAATGAAGAATTGCGAGAGGCTATCGGTAGAGCAGCATATGAAGCTGCTCTAGGCGATGATATGATACTGTCATGGGCTCAGCTCACCGAAGAGGCCAAAGAGGTCAATCGAAGGTCTGCTGAGGCTGCTGTAGTTGCGGCTAATCAGTGGATGAAGCGAGACCTTGAGCAGCAATTAGGCATACGAAACGAGAGTGCTGATGTTGTATCGATTGATGAGCAGAAAGGAAACTGAGCAAACAAAAAGCAGCTCTGGGTAGCTACTCCCTTTGCTGCTTCTCGCCCCAAGGTCCGCTGTACATCGGCCAGCCATCCGTCGACGGCTGTTCTCCCTGACAATTCCTAATTTTGGTGATGGGCTGCATTATACCAATATCCTCAAGTCCTGGCAAGAGATACGGGCGTGTGTATCTTAGATTTTGCGAAGCTTCCTATTCTCCTGGCTATATATCTGTGTCCACTCTATTTGTTCCCCAAAGTGGACTACCTCGACTATATACCTGTCTAGCAACTCATCTATGATGGTGCTTGCATGGCAGGTATTAAACTTGCGACATTGACAGAGCAATATCAGATCATATCCCTCATACAGATACGTCATGAGCCCTTTCAGACCTGTATCAATATCCGCTATTTTGATATAGCCGCTCTTGTACCCGAGATTGCCAAGGAACTTGCCAGCATAGCGATATTTCTCATTGTAGCGCGATTTGAGTGCTTCGCCTTTCCAGTAATTGTCCCAAGACCAGGGCGTGATCCTAGTGTCGATGAGCAGCGTCTTAGAGCCTTCTAGCAGCTCGTCTATACGTTCCTTAGCCCCAGGCGTCGAGTATCCAATTGGGTAGACTTTCACGGTGCAGCCTCCTTATCTACGATGGTCCAATGATGGGCATGACACATGCCATCAAGAGACACATACATGCTTCCGCCATCAGAGAAACGTGCAACAAGATTGGGGGATTTCCATTCAAAAACTTTGTCTTTTTCCTCTTCCATCTTAGCTATTTGCCCCTCATACCTATGGGGTGCCTTGCTGCTAGTAAATGGTACAAACGTACCATTTAGCATAACGCCATCTCGAAAACGGACGGTATCTCCTGCCTTAAAAACTGGCTCTTCGTTCATACCGTCACTTCCTGAGCATTGCACTCGCAGAGCTGCAACCAGCACTTGCTGCACCGTTCCGTCTCTGGAATGTCCTCCAGAGTCACCCGCTTTAGCAGCCAGCCAGCATCGGTCTCGTAGCGGAAGCCCTGCAGCACCTCGGTCACGGCATCCACACCATACTTGATCTTGGCACATCGTAGCCCTAGCAGCTCCCCATCGAAGATACCTACAGCAATAGGCGTGATGTCATCCCATTTTCGCCTGGGTCCCGTGAAATCGGGCAAAGGATCATTGTACAGAGGCTCCTCAAATGCTTCCTGCTTTATCCAATCCAGGCAGCTACGACATACATATCCCTTTGGCGGGAAGGCAGTCCATTCATGCCGACGCCGCCATATCTGCATGAAATTAATTTCTGATGCGGGGCTGTCCATTCTTATCCCACATGCTGCACATCTCATCTCTTCACCTTTTCTACTGTACTACTCCAAACGCTCTAAACGCGCTACGAACTTCTTCTTCACTATGCTGCGGAATACCCGTAACCTCAGCGTGATGCTCCACTGAGAAGTGACACCAGCAGTCTCTATCGTTGCAATATGGCTCGTCTTGGCTATGACTTGTCATCATGGCAATATCTTGTGTATCATCAGTTATGAGGACTGTCTGTTTCGACATTGGGAGTCCTTTCCGGGCCAGCAACTATCTGGCCCTTTCTTCACATTTTACCTACACAGACGCTATAGCCGCTTCAATCGCCCGACGCTCAGCAGCCTTGTCTTTCGTGTCCCGACCAGCTGCACGCAACTGGAACTTTGCCAGCGTCGCAGCTTCGATCTGAGCTTGGCTATAGTCGAAGCGAGGAAACAGATCAAATGCGAACTCTTCAAGCTCATCATGCCGTCCCTGAGAGCTGAGGCAGACGGCATAGTACAGCACGTCTGTCAACTCTTCAGGAGCATATTCCGTCTCATGCAGCTCTTCAACCTCTGCCTGATACTTTGCTGCAAGAATATCCACATCCTGCAAATGATCCTCTCCACGCTGATGCTTCGCGATTTGAAGTGCAAGAGCAACAATCTGCTCTTGAAACTCTCTTGAGAATGAAAACATGTATTTGCCTTTCTTGTCCATAATTCACTAAAAAGATGCACTACTCTGTCTTTCAATCATCCCACTCAGGGCCTCGATACTGCTCACGTTCAGCTCTCATTTGCACGAGTCTGTCATTGAGCCAAGAATAATCCTTCTTTGGAGCAGGACCTGGGACATAATCCTCTTCAGTTAGGTTCTGGAGAGCTTGTTGTGTCGCAGGAGAGACACAACCATAGTGTGCTATCTCCTGGTCTTGCTGCTCTACGAGACGATCAAAGTTACTTAGAGTGTCGTCTGACATGATTTGTTCCTTTCTGCCCTCTACTACAATGGTAGAGATGCATTGCTTCACACTTCGCACAATATCTACAGTTACACCACCTACATATGACTTTCAGTGTGCCGCATATCGAACACTTGTACATATATCACCTCCTTTCATTCCTCTCTATTCAGTTATAAGGCTAAGGTCTTCCATGCCTCTAAAAGGTCCGTTTAACTTCTTTAGCCTAGAAATAGAGCTATTAGCTCTTTACTGCTCTTTCTAAGCAGTGATAGAAGTACTCCATATCGCTACCATGCTTCATTGCTTCTCTTGAAGCTTGTGTCACCTTGGATTTGAATATCTCCTCGTCTTCCAGGGGACAATCTAAGTACAGTTGGGCTATCCTCTGCGTGTGCGCTTTCCTGTTCCAGTACTCACCAGCCGCTTTTAGGAGGTCCTTGACGTATGGCTCTAGGTAGAATGCTCCTATCGGTTTTTTATTTTGAGATAAAGATGGATTGACTTCTGTATTTTTTGATAAAGTCTGTAAACTTCTGGAATCTATTGTAGGGGAGTTTGTGCTTAGTCCGCTAACAGTAACGTTAGCGTCGCTTACAACATCGTTGCCCTCGCTAACGTTACTGTTGCCCTCGCTAACGTCATTGTTAGCGTCGCTTACAGTAGGACTGTTGCCCTCGCTAACAGTAACCTCTCTGTAGGTCCCCCATAGTACTGGCTTGTGAGCTGGTTTGTCCCATGACTCAACAAAGCGGGTATTGTCACTCCATATTCTTTCCAGGTGGATATGGAGATAGGTCTGAGTTCTGCCCTCTTTCCCTGTTGTGGGGTCTATTGGCTTCGCATCGAAGAAGGTCACATAGCCTATAGCCTGTAGTTGGTCTAGGATACCCTCACGCGGATCTTTCCCTTCCCTGTTTCTCAACATAGTGTGTTTCACACCAGTGATAGCAGCTATTTCCCTAAGAGAGAGTTTGTATGGTCCCTCTCGCTCTTTCATCGTTTTGCCAGCTCCTAACCATGTCATTGCTATAAGTGCTGAAAGAGCCCATTTAGCCTGTATAGATATATCTGATAGTCCATAGAGAACGATGTGGGGAATTTGCCCAAAGGTCCCGTTCTCAGCTTTCTTTCTTTCATCCATGATCCGCTCTACTACCACTATGAGGAGGATAAGAGGGAGTCAGGACCGTCTGACTCCCTGAATACTACCAGTTACTCTGATGAAAAAATGCTACATATGCCGCTCGCTTCTCAGACTCGCTGAGGTCACAATATCGGACCTGGACCAGCTTGCCCTGGCGAATAGCATTGACGAGTTCAGTGTCAAATTGGCTGGTAGCAGTGGTCTGTGTAGAGGGTTGCATTTCTTGTGTAAGATGTGTCATACTGTATCTGTCTTTCTGAACTAGGAACCCGGAGGTTCCAACTTAGGCCCTTTGCTGTATCAGAGCGAGGGGTCTTTTTTTTGTTGTCTTCGAGTACTTTTGGTTGATTTTCAAAAGCCTCTTGACAAACATCGATTGTACAGATATACTAACACATAAGCAGTTAGTTGTCAAGACAGTTGTTTAAAGTGAGACATCTCACAGAAATGGAGTGATGTATAATTACTGCTAGCTGTCTAGAAGGATGTACAGACATATGATTGGACAGAATCTAATCAACTGGGAGGCCCTAGTGGCTATGACGCAACCGAGAAAAGAAGATTGCCTCTCAATCGATGACGCGGCAGCTAGCCTGAAGATGAGTAGGGGGACTCTCTACTCATACATGAACATGATTAGTGCTCAGAGATTGAGATTTTTCAAGGACAAGCGCACATATATCATGAAAGCGGATATAGAGCGCATACGTTTACTAAAAGGCGGTGAACAACAGAAAGAGAAAGAAGGTATGTAGGATGAAGTACTGGTACATGGACGCAACAAAACGAACGCATGTTGCAGTATACAAGAACTACAAGTTGATGCAACGTGACGTTGAACGCGCTGCACAATATCGTTGGGTGCCACAAACATCGGCTGCGCAAGGTGGTCGTGGGAGTGCGCTAGCAGTACTCGGAGGCGCTGCGGTGCTAGGACCTGTTGGCATGGTTATGGGTGCTGCTCATAGAGGTAAGGGATCAATCACGATGACCTTTATTCGTGAGCAAGGGTGGCAACCTCCGACAGCAGAAGAGATGAAAGCCCTACGAGACCAGCAACTTGCACTACGTACACAGCAGTCAGAGCAAGCGATGCGGGTGCTAAAGGTGATTGGGTTGGTGCTCTACGTGATCTACATCGGCTTATGGCTGGCGGGTGTCTGGCTCGTTATCGGTGGCATCCTTGCCCTGTTCAAGCTTCCTGTGGGACACACGATGCTAGCGCAACTGCCGACTGTGCTCTACCTGAAGAAGCAAAAGCAGCAGGAAGGGGGTGAGTGATGAATGATACAGAAGTAGAGCTATTAGAGATCTTGCGCAAGATGAGGTCTCTTGGCTCGTTAGGCGATGCTGAGCAAGAGTTACGTATGGCAGGATCATATCTTGCAGGAGCGGTAACAGCCCTTGCAGCAGATACGCCGTATGTAGAGTTGTCGCTCAAGATTGTAGCGACATATGCGAGTACGTTTGAGCCAGGAGCGATAACATGAATGACGCGCTAGGCAGGATTGAGAAGCTCGAAGAAGAAGTTGCCAAGCTGAAACAGCAAGTGACTGAGCCTATGAGGGTGACTCGGATAGAGCTTGATCCGGGCGGTATCCAGAACGGGCTAGACGCTCATGCTGAGATCTTGAAAGAGCTTTCAGCAGAGCAGAAGAGCCAAGGTGAGTTGCTGCAAGTGCTCTTCAATCAGAGCGGCCAGCAGGCTACTGACATAGGTGTGCTCAAGCAAGATGTGAGCACCTTGAAGACCGATGTTAGCACGCTCAAGCACACTGTAGCGCGTTTAGAGCAAAAGATGGATGAAGGTTTTCAGGATATGGAGAAGCGCTTCGATGCTATCGCTGAGGTGCAGAAGCTGATCCTGGAGCGTTTGCCAGAGAAAGGGGAATAGATGAACGAATTCAAGCCTGGCGACAGGGTAGTTGTCGGCCCTGGATGTCATGATACGCAATATTGTGGGCATGTGGGCGTTGTGTTGCAGGTCATTCAACCGAATAGTGATGGGCAAGGCAACCGTGTGAGTCTTGATAGTCCAGTAAATCATCAATGCCTGTTCTGGTTTCGCGATGACGAGCTGGTTAAACAGTAATTCGCAAGCTCAGCGCCCGACAGACGGCAAAATCCCGGGCGCTGGCTTTGACCCTGAATAGACCAGGGCTAAGACGGATGATACATCAGGTCTAGCCCCGGAGACAATCTGAACGAGAGTTCGAAGGAGGCTAGGATTTTTTATGTCTAGAATAGACATAACAAACGAGCAATTAAGCCTAGATGAGGCAGTAGAGCTTATCAATGCTGCTATTGCAGAAGGCGATGCAAGCAAGGCGCGACGGCTAGAGGTGCTGGTGAGCGCATTAGGATCTGATGAGCCGAATTGGCTCAAAGAGCAATGGCAGGAGTGGCAGCAAGAGCAGGGAGGGGGAGCATGAGTAGCAGGCAGTATACGTATAGTGAAGTCTCATTCCTCTCTACGCTTGAAGAGGCATATGAGCAACAATTCCATGGCCATGGCGAGCGCTTCATGAGAGAGGATGTTGAGGAGTTTGCCAGGGGAAGATGTGAGATGACATTATATTGTGATCTTGTCGCGCATGGAGATATTACATTCGCGCTTGATGGAGAGATAGAAGGCATAGCAGTGCCAGAGGGAGCGTCATGAATAAAGTAGAGATTGCATGGATCGTGCAGGTGGCGATAGTAGTGGTGATGCCATGGGCTTTGGATGCTTTGCGCAGGAAAGGGAAAAGATTATGGCGACTGTAGAAGCAAATCCTGGTAGTGGGGCACGTGGGCAGAGACACTGGATACCGCCGCTTGCACTAGCAATCATAGGCTGGCTGGCAATCATATTCGGGGTTGCTTGTATCACCATCCAATTGCAGACGACAGAAGGCAACCTGCAAGGACTGGCCTCAATCGATGCTTATAAGCCGAATATCCTGATGTTCTTGCAACCGTGGAACATCTTTTTTGGAAGCATGGCCTTCTGGGAACGTGGCGCGGATATCCTCGCTTGGATTATTGAGATTGCTACAGGCATCTTCATTGTTGGCTACAGCGATGCTCTTGATGTTTCAGGCTCCAGCGGCTGGGTCATGCAGAGGTTCTGGCTTCTTTCGTCGTGGGCACTATTCGCGTTCAATTTCTTTTCGGACTACAAGTACGGCAATGTTCCAGGTGCGGCTAATGCGGAATTGGGTCACTTTGAGTTTGCTGTTGGTATATCGGCAGCCGTCTGCTTCTTCCCGATTATCGGGCTTCATTTGATACGAAAAGCGAATACAACGTCTAGAGGCTAGGAGAGTGACATGGATAAGGAATTAACCGCACAGCAAAGCAGTCAGGTCGCACAAGTTGGAGGGAAGCATAACATCTTCCCTCACACTCGCGCAGGTTGGGTGATTACTGGCGTCACAACGATTGGGAGTATTATCGTTTGCACTGTCTCGCAGTTTGATGGCGGGGCCGTGCTCGGCAGTCTCTTTGTCACCCTCACTGTTTCAGGCTTTTCTGATGACGTCATTCATGCTCTGCTTTATGGGCGTCGTTTTCCTGAGCATCTGGCTATGAATAATGGCAAATCAGCAGGAAAGTGGTTTCAGGAGTCGGCATCCGACTTTGCAGAGCGCTGGCTGGGATTTGAACGCAATCCTCACAAAGGGGGAAGTTTCAAATCCTGGGCGGCCCGCTGGCTGGGAATGCCTGTGTACGATGAGCCGCCGACGGTAGAGGGGACGATTGTTGTTGAGGAGGACGGGCAGCCAAAGGATGAGCCTATGGTGGCTGTTCAGAAGATAGTAGAGCAGAATGGGCGTTTTCCTGAGCCTATCGATATGGCAATGGTTGTTGAGCAAGGCTTTAAGCCATCCCGTGATGGTATCTTGCTCATGAATACCAATAATGGACATGCAACAGAGAAGATGAGCAAGTTGCATCATATTGGACTAGGGGGGTCAAGTGGTAGAGGCAAGACAAACACGACGCGCTTGATTGTGTCTCAGTTGCTCGCATGTGGCGCAAAAGTATATATGGTCAATCCGAACTTTGCGCCAATCAAACAGAATGGCAATCGTTTGGAAGATTGGCGGCCTATTGCTGAGAGGTTGCAAGAGCCTGTGGCACGCAATGCGGATGATATTAAGCGATTGCTCAATCATTTCATGAAGATCTTTGAAGAGAGGCGTGAGCGCGAGCAATTGACTCCCAAACGTGGGGCTGATCTCTTCTTAGTCTTGGGCGAATGGCCTGTCATTGTTGAGGAATATCCCGATGCTGAAAAGATTATCGGGCGTTTACTAAGGCAATCCCGCCAGTACGGTATCCATATCATCGCAGAATTCCAGGATGCCCTCATCTCTACTATCAAGGGTAGTGGTGGCACTCGAGCAAACTACGGAACAGCGTTTTTCTTCGGTGGCGACGTGACAACTGCCAAGACGCTATTAAGCCTGACTGATGGTGTCAAGATCGACAATACGGACCTTGGAGATATGGGAGCTGTCTACCTCAAGAGTTTTTCATCACAGGCTATCCCGGGGCGTGTGCCATTCTTCAGCAACAAAGCGCTCTACATGCTGTTAGGGTTTCCGAAAGATCCAGTAACAGACGAGCTGGTAGATGAGGACGAATTCTACGAAGATGAAGAGGACGAGGAGTCACTCTCGGAACGTGAGCAGTTGTATGAGGATGTCCTCAAAGTCTGGGGAAAGGGAAAAAGATCGCTCTATGAGATACAGGCTGCTATAGGGCTTGGTTCTCTTGAGACGGAAGCGCTTCTGCAAGAGATGAACGAATGGGGATTGATCGTGTGGCGCAAAGAAGCGGAGTCCGTCCAAACAAAGGTCTTGCCTGTCATCCCCGAAAAAGGAAGGCGTGCAGAGGAGATTGATATCAATGCGGCAATTGCTGTGTATAATGCAGGCAATACAAGCAGATATCAACTTGCAAAGATATTCGATCTTAATGAAAATCAGGGAAGACGGCTAAAGGAGATTATTGAAGCGCGTGCTGAGTAGGTGGGTAGGCGAGCCCGGCATTTAGATTTCAAGCTCAAGATGCCAGCGGATAAGCCACCCGCCCGACCACCTACCCGCCCGCCTATTTGATGGAAAGGACGTTTGATGAATTATACATGGAAAGACAGACTAAAAGACTCAAGTTGGGTAACAATCGCCTGGGAATGGCTGTTTCTGTACAGTACGGAACCTGACAGTACAGTCAAATTGGCAACAAAATAGCAAAAATGCAACTTGTCTCTTGACAGGTAACAGAAATGAGAGTATTCTGTACAGTACCAAACTTGACTGTACTGTACATATCTACTAGTGAAAGGGAATCCAGTGAATTATCACACCTATCCGTATGGACATGACTATGGTAACTCTAAAACATGTGGCATCGCCTACATAGGCAGTAGTGTTTGTGCTCAAACTATGCCAAGTGCGCTTTATGAGGGATCGCAAGAGGAACTAGAGAGCATGTCAATGGGCGGAGACCTACGTCAAACAGGGACGCTTAATGATCGATCGCATATCATCAAAGTCAATGGCAATGAATTCTATGTTGGAGACCTGGCAATTGAGCAAGCTCCATCAATGAACATTGCAGAGTTGACTAGCCGTGGTGACATCACGCGCTATTGGAGTGTTCGCAGTCTAGCGATGCTCCTAGCAACGTCAGGAACGGTTATCAAGGATCGTGAGTATGGCTTGATCATTGTGACTGGTCTGCCGATTGCGACCCACAACGAAGAGAATATCCAGGCCATTAAAAATGCTCTCGAAGGCGACCATGATTTTATCCTTGATGGCGAAAGACGTATAGCCCATGTCGCCGTTAGGAAGATCATCATGGAAGGCTCTGGTGCCAACATTGCGCATGGCGCTATCGGCAAAGTAAAAGCTGGCATTATCGACATTGGAGGACGTACAACTGACATTTATATGGTCAGCGGTCAGACGCCTATCAAGGATCAATGCAAGTCGTTTGATATGGGCGTTGAGTCTGCAATTGATAGCCTTATTGAAGCTTTTGAAAAAGAGTTTCGCTATCCGTTATCTGCTGGCGATGCCGCCAAATTGCAAAACTGTTTTGTTGATACAAAGTCCTATGATTTTGTTGCGACTGTCAGGAATGCAGGGGCTAATCACCAGAGAGTAGACGCACTCTTGAGCAAGTCTTTAGGTGAAGTTGGCAGAAAGATTTCAGGCTTCATTAAACGGTCTTGGTCTAGTTCTCTGCGCAATGATGTTGTTGCCAGCGATGCTGAATACGTCCTACTTGTCGGGGGTGGTGCATACTACTTTGAGGAAGGTATAAGAGCCCTCTTCCAAAATCGGCTATCTCTACCTCACAAGCCAGAATTAGCGAACGCAGCAGGTTACGCCAGACTTGCACTCCATTTCTCTAATCGAGATCTTAAAGAGCAGGTTTCCTAGCCATGCCAAGAGATACAGAAAAGAAGTCGTACATCACGGTAGCTGTCAATAAAGATAGCGATTTGATGAGGCAATTGATCGAAGATGAAAGGCGTAAAGGCATCCCAAAAAGCCACTTAATCATCAATTATGCAGATGAGTATGTACGCCTTTTCATCCAAGGAAACACGGCCCCTCCTGTCACCCAAAACGTGACAAAGGGACCGCTTCTTAATCAGGAAAATGAAGCCATGATCACCAGTGATATTAGTGACGATGATCTGGCAGACGCCTATGGAGACTAACATGAAACTAGCAACCTTTGGCTTTCTCATCTCAGCTATCATCTTTGGATTTTGGCTAGCTGGGAGAGCCGATGCCTTCCTAGGTGGAATTGCTCTAGGCGTATGCGGTACGTGCGTGATAGCTCAGTTGGCAAGCATGATGAAAGAAAGGAGGTAAAAGGCATGGGTGAAAGCATAGAAGACAAAATAGCTGAGTGCCGACAGCTTTGCAAGCAAGTGCAGGAGTATCAAGGGCCTGGAAGCAGTGAAGATTTTTCAGCGAAAGTCTTGCATGCTGCAGAGGCATTGATAGAATTGCAGCATGCAGGAGTAGATACAAGTGGATTGGTGGAAAATGAGTAGCGCGGTCGCCCTTCGCAAGAGGGGCTTTTTTGTTGCCTTGAAACTCTTGTTCCTTGACACGGCGTCGGGGTAATGGCAAGCTTGTCCTAGTCGTGACTAGACAGGACAGGAGTAACCATGCAACGATACTATAATGCATCTCAAGCTGCAAGAGAACTGAATGTCCCTGATAAAACGATTAGGAGATGGCTCAAGCAAGGACTGTCAGGCAGATGGCAGCTTACAGCAGTACGAACAGAGTCTGGTCAGCTTGCCATAGCCACTTCAGATATTGAGAGAATCAAGCGAGAACGTGAACAGGACCGCATGCGCTTTGCAAAGCCAGCAGGACTAGGCATGTCTAATCTGGACGAGGGAGACTTGCCTAAGCAGGTAGAGTCACTTACACAGAGAGTAGGCGAATTAGAGAAAAGAATTGCAGAACTAGAGAGCACTCTATCGCAACAGAACATGCCTAATCTTGACTACCAGCAACCTCTAGGCATGCCTAGTCCACAACCATCCTCTCATCCATCCTCTCCAAAGCCACAGCCTCACAAATCGATTGTAGCGCCTGCTGAAGACGACATGCTCTCAGCTAGAGACTTTGCTACCAAGATCGGCATCGAATACACACTCCTGGACGGCTATGCACGACGCGGTATAGCTGGTGAAAAGATGGATGTTACTGAGGTGCCTACGACGAGAAAGGGATACTCACGTAAGTATTTCAACCCCACTCAGCAGGAACGAGCGATAGAGCTACTTCGAAGACACGGCAAGCTACCATCCTGATCTGCTGTGGTATACTGGATAAAAATTCCAGGAGGACCAAGAAATGGAAGACAATGGCTTTGATGAACGCGAGTTGACCGATGAGGAGCTGCAGGCTGTCTATGGTGGTCTCAGCGTCTCAGATCTGCTGAATGTTGGGGACGTGACTACTGTGCTCGATAGGGTAGCTGTAGGCAATGTCGTGGCACCCATCAGCATTGCAGGGAACGATCTTTCCCTTTAGCTTCATCTGCACGAAAAGAGGACTCCAAATAGCGGAGTCCTCTTTTTTATGAGGAGGGATACCTTTGAACGATCAACATCACACCTGGAATGATGGCCCGGCAATTCGCACAAGAAAGCGTCCTTGTGGATGCTACATCACGAAACGGACGTTCATCTTATGCAAGAGAGGGCAAGATCTCAAGAAAAGCGTAGATGGCTGCTACGGGCTATGGCAGTCGCACAAGGATAAGCCTGTAGATAAAGCAATCATCCGTGCTCTATTCGATAATTTTGGCATACATAAGAACGCGTACAGAGGTCATGTGATGAGAGGAGATGAATGGGCGGGATAACGAGAAACGCCGCTTCCTCTGCCAATCAATGAAAGCGGCGTCTCTCGAACATGATTTGAACGTGTCGTGACAAATATCCGCCGGTCTCACACGGTTGCTATACACATCTACACAACCCTATCATCAATACCGCATGGCCTTTAGATCATGGCTCTATTATATCTATATCAATCATACATGTCTATAGTTTCCTGATGTATTTTCCATGTTACACAAACATTGACAACCGTGAATGATGTGGTATAGTGTGATACATGCATTTGATTTTGTTCTCAATTAGAAGGGGCATCCTAACAGTGATCGCATACATACTCCAACGTGGTGATATGCATGCGAATCGAACACTTTCACCACGAGGATCGATAGGACGGGGACGCAAGTCTTTGCGCGATCCGCAAAAAGGCAGCGTAACTGCGCCACGCCAGCATACTGCTGGTTTTATGGAACATATGCAGCAATGCGGTTCCTTGCCCGGCTAGGGCCATACACAGAGCAATCTGTGCGATGTATTGCAGGGATGTGTGGGTAGTAGAGCCGCTGAGGCTCATTCACACTGAAGTGCAGAAATTAACACGTTTGAACACGTTTTGAAAGGCAGAGATATACCATGTCCAATCATACAGGCCATTTAGGCCATGCACACCATACTGCGGAAGATAGGCTGTTGACAGTGGCTGAAATTGCAGCAAAGCTTCGTGTTGATCAAACAACTGTACGAAGATGGATCAAGCATGGCACGCTAGAAGCCGTTTCTCTGCCACATGTGGGCAAGCGACAATCCTATAGGGTAAAAACATCTACCTTTGGCAAGATCGTAGATGCACCTGCAGAAGTGGCTGTATAGCAAAAGGGGCACAAAGAAGGACGAATCACTGAAAGATTCGTCCTTCTTTTTATGCTATAACCTTGCTCTACAGGCCAATCTATGCTATAATTAGCTCATCTAAATATTGGTTTGCCAGCGCGTTGGTGAGACAACCGCTGGCGTGATGATACGTGACTTAGAGGAGACGTACCATGAGCGATACTATACCTGAATCTGCCACACAATACAATGCCTCTCATACCAAACAATGCTCAAGGTGTAGAGATTGGTTGCCTTTTAGTGCCTTTAGCGGGCATCATACAAAAAAGGATGGACTAAACTGTTACTGCAGAAAGTGTAAAGTTAAGAATCAAAGAGAATCAAGAACACCGGAGAGAAGCAGACAATACAAGCTACGATCAGAGTTTGGTATAACTCTGAAGCAATACGATCGGATGCTTGAAGCTCAGGGTGGTGTTTGTGCAGTTTGTCATCAGCCTGAAACCCATCCAGATAATCACTCAAAAGCAAAACAAGCGAGACGTTTATCAATAGACCATGACCATCGCACCGGAGACGTGAGAGCCCTTCTGTGTTCATCATGCAATGTAGCTCTAGGCAGAATGAACGAAGATCCTGAACGAATACGGGCGCTCGCAGAATACGCGGAATGGTGCCAGACACGGGAACCATCTAGTAAGATCATTCAGCTTCCCTTGTTCTCGCAAGGCTAGCACAAGC